TCTAACGATACAAGCGCAAATGCAACGAAGAAAAAAGAAGCCAAAACGGCGGCCGCGACCGCCAACTCCGGGGTCGACTACTTCGCACCCATTCCCCCCAGCGATTAATAAAGGAAAATAAAATGTCACTATCTAGATACACTTCTCAATTTATAATAACAAACAATAGCGAAATTTATGACGAGCTATTTCGTGAAAGGGGGGTTACGAAAATAAATCAATTTGAAACTCCTACAATATATCACCCAGATCTCCAGGAGCTAACAAACATATCCTATGAGACAAAAAGATGGAAAGCTGGCGACCGGCTTTATAAAGTAGCACACAGATTTTATGGAGATTCGACCTACTGGTGGGTCATCGCGCAATTTAATAATAAACCAACAGAGTCTCACTTTAAGGTAGGAGATATCTATTATGTCCCTCTTTCGATAGAATCGATATTAGAATATTATAGGATATAAGGTAAAAAATGTCTGACGAACCTGACAGATTTAAGAATTTAAAAGAAATCCCTGGCTTCGATGAAAAACTGAAGACCGCCAACAACCCGGAATACGGCGCTGGCTTTGATGGTGATAAGACCATAGAGGTGTACAATGAAGGGGAGAAATTTAAAAAAGCTCTTAGGTCGGAGAAAGCCGGATATGAGGATCTAAATGCTCTTTACGATGAGAATCTCTCTGGCGACCGCGCGATATTTGACGCAGCAATTGAAGAAACATACGGTAAAGGATCAGCACCAGTTGTCCGACAACTTATCGAGGCTCAGGTAGGCACCGTCAAAGACTCCCACCTCTATAAGAGAAAGATTGATAATTTAGATCATCAGGTTTTATCCCGCGACGTAGCAAACTATTACCATATCCAGAAAAGAGCAGCCGTAGAAACTATAGTCGCTAAATCGGCGTCCGAATTGAAGTCCGCTGGCATCACAGGCGACGCAAAACAACAACAATTAGACGCGGCCCGGGCGGCAGCGGAACAATTTGTGAGGGACGATGAAGACGGCATTCTCACCGATGATGAGGTGGAAGATTTTGGAGATAAATTAAAAGAGTTTACTGCCCAAGAGCTTAAAAAAGTTGGAAAGTTTGATCATCAAAACTATCTTCTCGGGCATGTAGGGGAGTTGGCGAAACTGTCTAAAGACCGCCGTTCTGTCGTTAACGCCTCCATACCTGTCGGAGTCCGCGCACCCGGACTTGGCGGTATTCGACAAAATGATGATAGGATTTTATCCCTATACAGCACTTCGACAAACCCCCTTAGTAAATTAAGAAAAAAAGAGAAAGGATATGGTATTCTTTCGCTCCCGACAGAAAAACTATCTCAATTGGTGCCATCTATAAGACTTTTTAAACTATACACCACTACAGCAACCAAGAAAGGATCAAAAAAGAAAAGTTCAACTACTCATGAAGTGGAAATTCCGTTTCCCACAACAAGCTTAATATATGCAAATAGTGGTAAAAATTTTGGTGCATCTGGCGGCATCACGGCAGGAAGCCAAGATCCTAGTAATTTTTTTAAAAATAGAGACGGATTTGGAATAAAATCTTTTGATTGGACGTTAGCCGGTAAAACGGAGGTCACCGCAAAGACAGATATAACGGCCAATTTAAATCTTTATTTCCAGGACTTCGGACAGTTAACAACTCCTAGAAAAAACAAAAAAGGTCAGGTCTTCAGATATCTTGACCTTATTTTAGAGCAGGACGAAGCCCTGAGGCAGGGAATACAATATTTAAAAATAGTAGTGGGTTGGGCGGTTCCCTTACATCAGGGCCTTGGGTCGTTTACTTCGGAAGAATTAGACATAATAAGAGAAAATAGTATATCCCTAAAAATGACAACCACGGATTATTCTATTGTTTTTAATGATTCTGGAAACGGAACTTTCGAACTAGGCATTGAATATCGGTCTTGGGAAGGAGAATTTACGACAGATAACCTTGTTAATATTTTATTGCCATCCAAGGAAAATTGCACAATACTGGGACGACTTTCCAAAACAATAAGCGATGCGGAAAAGAATAATTTAAAAAAAGTAGGAGGAAAAGATGTCACAGAGTTACAAACAGAAAGAAGTAATTTGGAAACTTCTCTGGTTCCCGAAACACATACGAAGATAATGACCCTCTTAACAGAAAGTGAATCCATATATCATATGTCCCTTCCCCTCAAAGCGGTTTTTGATTTCCAAGGAGTAGATGCAGCGGCCTCCGAGGGTACTCTATCGCAACTTCCCGATAGTCAAAGTGGAGAGGCAGTCAACTCGCTAGTTACAAAAATAGCCGCAGGAGAAGAAAAGCCATCAGGTTCGGAGGCAGACACAGAAGGAAATGTAGACATCTATTATACTTTTCTGGGAGATATAATCCAGGCAGCTATGGTAAACTCTTTGGATGCGGACAAACTCAATCTTTTAAACAAAGTCGATGCCTCACAAGCTAATTTTATCAAAGTTTTAACCACAGATGTAAGATTTGGAAACGATATTGTGAATATTGCCGATATTCCCATAGATATTAAATTTTTTGCCTCATTCTTCTTTGAAAGAATCACAAATAAGAAAGAGGGCCAAAAAAGTCTTTCGAGCTTCATAGGTGATATGTTGGCTTATATGGTGGAAAACAGGATTGGAGATTTCTTCAATAAGCAGGCGGGAGATAATTACGAATATAAAACTTCGTGGTTTAATTTTGAAAATAAGGTCGTAGGCATACAAGATGCAAAAACAATAGTTCTCAAGGAGGGAATAAAATATTCTTATTTGGCTGTATATCCACAACCGGTGGCAGGTTTCGCCGGCTCATCTCTTATAATAAAAAAGGGAAAATACGCCAAGGCCAAAAAGACAGATCAAACACAAGATGGTATATATCATTTTATTTTGGGAGCCGCTGACTCAATCGTAAAGAGCGCCTCTTTTGAAAAAACCGATCTGAAATTCGAGAAAGAGCGAAGACTGGTCGAGGGGTCTTCGCCGTTTGCTATCCTGAGGAATGTGTTTATGGTTAATTTGAGATTATATGGAAACACTCTTTTTTGGCCTGGAAGTTTGGTATTTATTAATCCCTCCCAAGCTGTGGGTGACGGTGGACATCCATGGATCCCAGGTTCAATATTTAATATAATGGGTTTCGGCGGATACCATCAAGTTATAAGTGTTAAAAACACTATAAGTGATAATACATTTGAAACTGCTTTGGAGACTAAATTTATAAATTCGGGAAACCCGCCGGTTAAAGGGTCGGGGTCGAAGGGTAAGACTACACAGGGCGGACTTGTCCGTGGGCAGAGCACCCCAGATGAAGTAGGGATAAAGGCTGTTCGAACTGAAGGGGGTGTCAAAAAGTGAGACACCTTTACAACAGGATTTCTAAATAATGGCTATAAAATATAAAGCGACAAATTCAACAAATTTATTATCTTTATTCGTAGAAAGAATATTGTATGACGCAATTTTTATATCACCCGAAAATGCAGATCAACTTTTTGTTGTACCTGGAGGAAGGCAAAAAGCTTCCGGTGAGGCTATTGGCGTCAAAAATTATTGGGCATTCGAAAACATCTTATATGGTAAAGTAAATAAAAGCCTGATATGTGTAGCCCCCATAAAAGAAATATTAAAACCTATTGATAGCGATGGAGAGACATTTTATGTCTTTTCAGAAGTGGCCGAGTGTTATTCAACTTTTAGGGATTTTTTTAACTTGAGGGCAAGATATGGTAATCTGGCCGAAGACAATTATTTGCAGTCTCCTAAAATTTTTAAGGCGTTCGAAGATGCAGATATAAATTATAATGTTTATTTGACTAAAAGGGTGTCCAAGTTTAATAAAAATATCTTTTTAGAACAACAGAACAATAAAATAAAAAATATAAAAGATTATTCAAAAAAATTTATAAATGATTTTATGAATAACAAGGGAGATAATATATTAACGAGAACTGCCTATCGCTTATCAAATAAAGTTTCCTCGATTTCTTCGGGTCTTTCTATAGAAATAGCAGATTTAGACCCATCAAGTAATGCAGATAAACAATTGTTCCTCGATTCTCCAAATTTTCAATTTTATAGACAATCAGCAATAAATGCCGGATTCCTTATTGATAAAAATATTCCTTGGAAATTAAATTTTGATATGTCATCTCCAACAAATAAAGATAAAATACGACTTGCAGGCCCCGGCATTGATGCAGCCACAAGTTATTTGACTGAAAATTTTGTTAGAGTTTATCGCGAAGACATCGAGTATTTACTTTCCATGATCGTAATGGGGTATAATTCTTTGGTTAATGATGCTCCATTTTATAGAGAGGGTCTTTGTGTTTTCTCACGGGAAAAAGTCGATAAAGAAAAGGTATTCGAAGAAACCTTAAAAAGAAATTATTGGATTAAAAAGTATATTTTAATAAGAAATAAAGAAACCGGACATCCGTATAGAGACACCGAGATTGATAAAATAATTTTTAATGCTATCGATCTACCAGAAGGTCGGGGGATAGATTATATTGATAAGAAATTTAGATTGCCATTCATATATGAGGGATCGCTTACCTATGAGCTTTTCAGACAAAATTTTACACAAAATACGAAATTTCCCCTTGACAATTTCTCTGAATATGTTAAAATAGTAATACAAAGAGCGATTAACGAAATATATTGAGGGATCATGCTTTTTCAGACACTTGACGACAAAAAAGATTGCGTCGGAATTTACTATGATGAACTTCTTTTCAACCAAGAATTGCCAGATGACCTGACTCACACATGGTCATATTCGGGATTTCTCAAAGGGAAGGAGATTGAGTATGCAAAACTCTATTGTGGAGGAAAAACCCTCGATATGGTATGTCCAGAGGCCCTGAAAGACCGCTACAAGAGATCCAGTGACAAACTCAGGGCTTTCGTCAAATCTTTTATGACGGCTCGTGTATCGCTCGATGAGAACTGTTTTTTTGATTTAGTACCTCAAAGATTCCTTGAGGAGTTCTGTCAAGTCAAAAATTATATTTGTGAGCACGTTTTTGAGAATTATGAAAGGCCAAAGAATTATGATTATCTTGTTTCTTTGACTGAGATAATCGAAGACATAAAATATAGAAGTTTAAATTTGAATCCCAAGAATCTTTCCATGTTTAAGGCAGATCATAGAAAATTTTCACAAAATTTAAATCAGATTGAACATTCGTGCAAATTTAATATTCACGGAACAAAGACGGGGCGCCTAACAACAGTGCCGAAGAGCTTTCCAATTCTAACTTTAAAGAAAGAGCTTCGCTGTGTGGTCAAACCTCATAATGATTATTTTGTTGAGCTTGATTTTAACGCTGCGGAGTTACGAACTTTGCTTGCTTTGCAGGGGAAGTCTCAGCCGATCGGCGATATACACGAATGGAACATTAAGAATATATTTCAAGACTCAATAACGAGGGACGAGGCCAAAAAAAGAATTTTCGCATGGTTATATAATCCCGAGAGCGAGGACCACCGGTGCGAGCATACATATAACAGGGAGTCGGTGGTACAAAAGTACTTCACACAGGGCCAAGTGAAAACCTTTTGGGACAAGGTGATCCCGTCAGAGGAGAGAACCGCATTGAATTACATTATTCAATCAACATGTGCCGAAAATGTTCTGAGACAAATGATTAAAGTATCTAATTACCTAAAAGGATGTAAATCATATGTTGCTTTCCCGATCCATGATTCTATTGTACTTGACCTTTCTAAAGAAGACAAAGAAAAATTGCCAGAAATCATAGATATTTTTTCTAATACGGCCCTTGGTAAATTTATGGTGAATGTCAGAGTAGGTCAAAATTTTGGCCAACTAGAGAAACTGGGGGTATAATTTGAATATCATAGGTCTAGGGGATGCTGGGTGTAATATTGCAGATGCTTTTAATCAATATCCTCAGTATAAAATATTTAAAATAAATGTTGACATCGAGGGAAAGGGGTGCTATAATGTATTAAAGTGTCAGACAGCAGAGGAATACGAGAACGTGGATCTCCCAAAAATCAAAACATTTTTCAAGGGAACAAAGGGAGAGACCCTTTTTATTATTGGAGGTTCAGGAAAAATATCTTGTGCTTCTTTAAAAATATTGGAACACATTAGGCATTTGCCAATTTCTGTTCTTTATATTAAACCAGACATGATGTTGCTCAATAAAGTACAAAAAATGCGTGAAAGACTCGTTTTTGGTGTGATGCAAGAGTACGCACGATCTGGAGTTTTTGAGAAGATGTATATAGTTTCAAATACCGAACTTGATTCTGTTGTGGGGAGTGCCCCGATTATCGGATATCACGATAAGTTAAATGAAGTTTTAGTTTCAACGATCCATATGATAAATGTATTCCAGAATACAAAACCAGTAATTGGCAAAATCGGGAAACCCAAGGAAACACACCGCATATTAACGATCGGCCTTTTCGACGCGGAAAAAAATGAAGAAAAAATGTTTTTTTCCCTTGACAAAGCCCGCGAAAGATGTTATATTTATAGTATAAACGAAGATAAGTTAAGAACCGATAGCGATTTATTCAACAAGCTGAAAAAGCAAGTGAAATCAAAAACAACAGAAGATCTCAATATAACATACGCTGTGTATTCAACCAATTACGACTATGATCTCGGCTATGTTATAGAAAGAACACCAAACATCCAATTACAGGAAATAAATTGAAAGCACATTCAGGAACATTTAGGAAAATAGACGGAAGTCTACGAACAATGAGATTTATAACACTGGACAACCTTCCAGAAGGATTTTTTATCTCTCAAACAAAGGGCACCGGCAAGAAGAGAACTCTTGCAGAGGGGAGCAATCTTGTTTGGGATTTGGATAAACAAGGATTTCGTGTTTTTAACAGAAACACGATTATAGGGGAGATTGAGGATTTCAATATTGAAAGTCTTGAGAACTTCGAACTCATTAGTAATTTTGAGTAAACAACAAAACAAACTAGCAAGACGAGAGATTTGTCGTCTTGACTTTAGCCAATGGCACAATTTCAATAATAAAAGGAGAAAATTAACATGGCACTAGATATTGCAAAAATTCGAGCAAGGCTCGATAGCGTTAAAAACAACGGGAAGGCAGGAGGGTCTTTTTGGCGTCCAAAAGACGGCACACAGACAATCCGCATCGTTCCAACTGCTGACGGCGATCCCTTTAAGGATTATTGGTTCCACTATAACTTGGGCCCAGATCAGCGAGGAGGCCTTCTCTGTCCTAAGAAAAATCATGGGGAAGGATGTCCCATCTGTGATTTTAAGGATCGACTCTGGAAGGAATTTAATGGGAATCAGGATCCTGATACCATGAAACTCGCTAAGGACTTGAGCCCTCGTCAACGCTTCTTCTCACCCGTAATGGTTCGTGGTGAAGAGGCAGAAGGAATTCGTATCTGGGGCTATGGTAAAGAAGCCTATACTTCCCTCCTCAACTTGGTTTTGAATCCCGAGTATGGTGATATTACTGCGATCGATGACGGAACCGATCTTACTATGACCTACGGGAAGCCGCCGGGAGCACAGTTCCCCAAGACCACTTTGACGCCGCGTCGACGAACCTCTCCGCTTTGTGATGAAGCAGTGGGAGGAGATGAGGAGTGCACTCGACTTATGGATAATATCCCTAACATCGATGGTCTCTTCCCCAAAAAGACGCTTGAAGAAGTTCAAGCAGCTTTGGACGGATTTATTAATTCTCTGGAAGGCACGAGCGATGAATCCGATTCTTTCACTCCTCCTACTCCATCGAATACAACTCCTGATGTTGTTGCTGCATTCAATGAGTTAACTGGAAACTAACAATCCCCCCCACCGTTTGGGGGCACGCGGTTTAAAATAAGTGCTCCCATTTTTATTTCGAGGGATTAATTTATGGCAAGAAAACCAACACCAACCGGCAAACTTTCAATGTCTGAGATGCGGAAGCTTATCAACAAGAAGGCCGGAATGAATGTCGCCCACGACCTCAATGAGGCAAACCCGACAGAGGTTACCCAGTGGATTCCTACCGGCTCACGTTGGCTTGATTCCATTATCTGCCGAGGGCAGTTGTCTGGGATCCCCGTAGGAAAAGTTACGGAAATCGCAGGTTTAGAGGCAACTGGCAAATCCTATATGGCAGCACAAATCGCCGCCAATGCTCAAAAGATGGACATGGATGTTGTTTATTTCGATTCAGAATCTGCCATCGATCCAAAATTTCTTATAAATGCCGGGTGTGACTTAGGAAGACTTCTATATATCCAGGCCCAGTCCGTAGAATTTGTTCTCGAAACTATCGAAGAGCTACTCGGATCCAAAAATCAGATTCTTTTTATCTGGGATTCGCTGGCACTAACACCGGCCATTAGCGAGGTCCAAGGCAGCTTTGATCCGATGTCGCAAATGGCTATGAAGGCTCGCATTCTTGCGAGGGCTATGTCAAAGTTGGCCCTACCCATCGCAAATGCCAAAGCAACATTCCTCGTTCTAAATCAATTAAAGACGAATATTACTCGCATTGCGTCAGAGGCGATGACCACCCCATATGTAACTCCCGGCGGGAAAGCTATGATTTATGCTTATTCTCTCCGCATTTGGCTAACAGGCCGCAAAGCCAAGGCAAGTTTTGTTCTTGATGACAACGGCTTTCGCATTGGCTCGGAAGTCAAGGTAAAACTTGAAAAGTCCCGATTTGGAACTTCGGGCAGACGCTGTAATTTCCGCATCCTTTGGGGTGGCGATGATGTCGCCATTCAAGATGACGAGTCGCTCTTCGACGCGATAAAGGGATCGGATAACATCATCCAGTCAGGTGCTTGGTATACCATGATTTTCGAAGATGGCTCAACTGAAAAGTTTCAGGCAACGAAGTGGGTCGAGAAAATGCAAGATGATAAGTTTCGGAAAAGAGTCTATCAGATCATCGATGAAGAAGTAATTTATAAATTTGATAATCGACAAGGAAAAGCAGAAGATTTTTACGAAGTCGAAGAGTAGGTCAAAATGAAGAGAGTAATGGTCATCGATGCCCTGAATGCATATTTCAGGGCATATATTGTTAACCCCAGTCTATCCAAAAATGGCCAGCCGATCGGAGGATATAAAGGTTTCCTCGGGATCTTACAGAAGCTTTGCCGAGAGATGAAGCCTGATGAAATTATTATAGCTTGGGACGGGGCTGGTGGTTCCCTGCGAAGAAAGCAGATTAACTCGAACTATAAGGAGGGGCGCAAGCCCATCCGACTCAACCGCGATGTCCGTGTCCTTACTAAAGATGAGGAGATGCAAAATAAAGTTTGGCAGCAATACCGGCTCATGGAGATACTAAACTTTATGCCAGTTATTCAATTGATGGCAGACTGTGTTGAAGCGGACGACATTATCTCGTTTATCTCGCAGTCTCCACGGTATAAGGGATGGCAGAAGGTGATCATATCCAGCGACAAAGATTTCTTCCAATTGTGTGATGATGAGACGGTTCTTTATCGACCAATTCAAAAGAAATTCATGAACAAGCCAAGGCTCCTGGAAGAGTTTAAAATTCACCCAACGAATTTTGCCTTAGCTCGCGCCATGGCAGGCGATTCAAGCGACAACCTTCCGGGAGTTAAGGGTGTCGGCCTCGGAACCATTTCTAAACGCCTCCCATTTTTCGCGGAGGAGAAGTCCGTGACTATTCCAGCACTCATAGAATTCTGCGAGAACGACAATACAGGATTGAAGGCCTTCTCTTCAATCTGTGAAGCAGAAGAAATTATAACAGAAAATTATAAAATCATGCAACTCTACTCCCCGTCTATGTCAATTAATGATAAAAGCAGGGTAAAGCACACTCTTGATAATTTCGAGCCAGAGTTTAACAAGACAGAAGTGATTAAACGCATGGCCGAAGATGGCTTTGGAAACTGGGATACATCAGACCTGTTTTCTACTTTCAAAAGAATATCAAGTAAGGCTTGACAAGACGAATCTTAGGTGTTATAATAAAATAATGGGGGGGAATAATGCCGAAGGAAGACTTTAGCCAATACGGCAAAGACTTTCAAGAAAGCTTGTGTCATTTGATTTTAGTTGATAGACCATTCGCAGATCAAATGTTCGAGGTTTTAAATATTAATTTTCTGGAGCTTAAATATCTCCAGGTTTTTGTGCAGTTGGTCAAAAAATATAGAGAGAAGTATTCTGTCCACCCGACAGAAAAGATTATGACATCTATTCTGAGAACAGAATTAGAAGAACATAACGACTCTGTTAAGCAACAAATTAGAAACTTCTTCGCACGAATATCTAAAACACAGATAGAAGATTCTGAATATATTATTGAAACTTCTCTCGATTTTTGCCGCAAACAAAAGTTAAAAGAGGCAATGCTGAAATCTGTTCGACTTCTTAAGACTTCTTCTTTTGATGAAATTTCTCAGGTTATCAACGATGCCCTAAAGCTCGGCTCAGATTCTAACTTTGGTCATGACTATATAAAAGACTTTGAGCAGCGGTTTTTATTCAAGTCTCGAAACCCCACTCCGACTGGTTGGCCAGAAATTGATACCATAACTCACCAAGGGTTGGGAGAGGGAGAACTTGGAGTGGTGATCGCCCCAACTGGAGCCGGGAAAAGTATGGCACTTGTTCATCTCGGAGCAGAAGCCCTAAAGGCTGGTAGAAATGTGGTGTATTATACTCTCGAATTGGCAGATACAGTTGTGGGATCCAGATTTGATAGCTGCATAACAAATGTACCCCTTAACGATCTTAGCTCTTTCAAAGAAGAGATTTATGAAAAGGTCCAAATGTTAAACGGAAAGCTTGTTATCAAGGAATATCCGACAAAATCCGCCAGTGTGAACACACTAAAAAATCACCTCGAAAAATTAATAAATCGCGGCTTTAAACCCGATGTGATACTGGTAGATTACGGGGATCTTTTGCGCCCAATTTCCACATTAAAAGAGAAAAGGCATGAGTTGGAGACTATTTATGAACAGCTACGAGCACTGGCGCAAATACACAATTGTTGTGTATGGACCGCATCCCAAACGAATCGTTCTGGATTAAATGCCGAAGTTATTACAATGGAATCCATAAGTGAGGCTTTTAATAAGTGTTTTGTCGCAGACTTTATTTTTTCAATATCCAGAACGTCGGAAGACAAATTGAGTAATTCCGGCCGCATCTTTATCGCTAAAAATAGAAACGGCATGGATGGAATCATCTATCCGATCTATATGGATACAGCAAATGTCACAATAAGAGTTGAATCCTCAACGGGTGAGACCATTGGAGACGTTAAAAAAGAAGCTAAGAAAAGACAAGAAAAGAAATTGGTCACATTATATAAAAAAGTAAAAAACGGGGGAAAGTAATTAATGTCAATCAACGCACTACAAGAATATACGAGAATAGCAAAATATGCAAAGTATTTGCCAGAATTAAAAAGACGAGAGACTTGGAAAGAACAGGTTACCCGAGTTTTTGATATGCACCGAGAAAGATTCAAGGACAATGACGAAATTATGTCTCTTATTGGCGAAGCCGAAACATCGGTTCACAAGAAAGAGGTACTGGGCTCTCAAAGAATTCTTCAATTCGGAGGAGATCCAATCTTTAAGCACAATGCACGTGTATACAATTGCGGCTTTGGTCACATCAACCGCACCAGAGCTTTTCAAGAACTGATGTATCTTCTTTTATGTGGTTGTGGTATTGGCTTTTCTATTCAAAAGCACCACGTTGCCTCTCTTCCTCTCGTTAATCGCCCGGATGGCACAACGGGCGCCCAAGTTTTCGTCGTTCCAGATTCTATTGAGGGCTGGGCAGATGCTATTGGTGTGTTGGTGACAAGCTACTTCGGCGGAAATCAAGAGTTTGATGAATACATTGGACACAGGGTTATTTTCGATTATTCAGAAGTGCGACCAGCGGGAGCACCTTTGAGTTCCGGCGCAAAGGCACCCGGCCCGGACGGACTGAAGAGGTCTATTGAGAAGATCCGACAAGTGTTTGAGACGTGCCTCGGAGATAGCAACCATATCCGCATGCGGCCCATAGATGTTTATGATATTATTATGCACGCCGCCGATGCAGTCATTTCAGGTGGTGTCAGGCGATCTGCAACTATTGCACTCTTTTCACCCGATGATGAAGAGATGGCCAGAGCAAAGACGGGTAACTGGTTTGTTGAAAACCCTCAGCGAGGAAGATCAAACAACAGTGCCCTTCTTATCCGCGATCAAACCACAAAGGCAGAGTTTAATCAGTTGATGGAGTGGGTGCGAGAATTTGGAGAACCGGCCTTTGTGTGGGCCGAGAGTACAGAGATGGGATTTAACCCCTGTGTCGAAATTGGCCTTTATCCAGTTGACGTGGAGACAGGCAAACCTGGATGGCAGTTTTGTAACTTGACCGAGATTAATGGGAAGAAGGCAAATACTCCAGAGAACTTTTATAAAGCTTGTCGAGCGGCCGCCATAATTGGAACACTTCAATCTTCCTATACGAGCTTTCCGTACTTAGGGGAGACAACCGAGAAAATAACAAAAAGGGAAGCGTTGCTCGGCGTCTCTATCACTGGCATGATGGATAATGCCGAACTTCTATTTGACCCACAGGTTCAAAGAAATGGTGCCAAGATCGTTAAAGAGGTTAATAAGTGTGTCGCTTCAATAATCGGGATTAACCAAGCGGCAAGAACGACTTGTGTAAAGCCGGCAGGATCAACAAGCTGCATCCTTGGTACTGCCAGCGGTATTCACCCCCATCATGCAAAGAGATATTTCCGAAGAGTACAGGCAAATAAACAAGAGAACCCAGTTCAACATTTTAAAAAATATAATCCCCGAGCCGTTGAAGTTTCAGTGTGGGATCCAAACGAAGTCACAGAAGTTATTACTTTTCTTTGTGAAGTTCCAGTTGGAGCTAAGACAAAGAATCAAATTGATGCACTAAAGTTGTTGGAAAGTGTGAAGTTAACACAGCAGAATTGGGTTCGTTATGGAATCAATAAAGATCTTTGTACACAACCATGGTTGAGCCACAATGTTTCCAACACAATTCATGTCAAAGAAGATGAGTGGGATGAAATTGCAGACTATATTTATAAAAACAGAAAATACTTCGCAGGGATCTCCCTGATTCCATGTTCTGGAGATAAAGACTATCCACAGGCTCCATTTTGTGCCGTACCTTACCCTAACGATATCCTTCGTGAATACGGCGCAGGTTCTTTTTTTGCTTCTGGGATCATCGAAAAGGGCATCGCAGCCTTTGACCACGATCTTTGGGCCGCAAGCGATTGTTTGCTAGGAATTGGAGAGCCGCTTGATCAGGTTACTCCCGTCAAGCGAGACTGGGCCACCGCCGCCATCAAGTTCGCCCATAGTCATTTTGAGGGAAATGTTAGAAAGATGACTTATTGTTTAAAAGACGTTTATAACCTAAAGCGATGGGAAAAGCTTTCTCAAGAGTATGGAGACGTTGATTGGACAACAATGTGTGAAGAGGAGAATAATGTACACTTTGAAGCAGACTCGGCCTGTGCCGGCGGTGCATGCGAATTGCCAATTGAATATTTAGAAGCACTTAGAGAATCGAAAAATATAATGCACCTGGAGGAAACATGAAATTTGAACCCTGTAACCGATATCTACTTATAGAAAAATCATCAGCCGCAAAAGAAGAAAGCCTTATAGCTCTTCCTGATAATTTTAAAACAAAGGAAAAATATGAAAGAGTAAAAATATTATTAATAGCGTCAGATGTGAGGCCGCCCATCTCACCAGGACAACAAGTGGTCGTTTTGGCACATATGATCGAAGAGGTTGATTTTGGCGAAGGTAAAGTCTATTTAGTGTTAGAAAATCACGTTGTAGGCGTGCTAAAGGAATAAATACAAATGAAACTGACAGATAAACAATTTTTGAATTTACTCAAAGATCTTATTAGAGAGGAAGTGGGCGATAGGGAGGTTCTTTTAGAAGCCCCGAAGAAAAAGAAAACCATTCGCGAAAAAACGAGTGCACGTGAAAAGACTAGACAAACATGAATATAAATATGAAATGATCGTTATTGGAGGGGGGCTAAATGCTCTTCTATTCTCTTATTATAATAACTATCCTTGTATTTTTTGTAAACCTCTTGTCCCCTTTATTTTTGACATGTGTAACGAGGGGTACGATTTCTCTTTTCTGGGCCTACATCCTGGCGCCAGCAAGGCGATCATCTGGCAAAGATTAATAATTTCCCTCTCTCTTGCAGGCCTTCTGCCGATGGGAGACAAAGTTGTATCATTGGGTGTTCAAAAAGATAAATTAAAAGCTTCAACCCATAATTCTAGGCTCGGGAGGTTTGAATTTAATAAACTCATAATCTTTGATGATAAAGATATCAGAGGTTTGTCAAAAGTAAAGGAACAGCAGTTTGGAAAGTGCAGAGTTATTGATTGGTTTCATGTTCGCTCTGGTATGGAGCATGATCATAATTTATTTGAGACCGAAGACAACTTCATTCAGAAGGTTATTTTTCACCCCTCAGACAGATTCGGAAATCAAACGTCGGGGAGACTTAGAAAAGACCTTGTGGCGATATCATATCTTGATGAGAACCAGATAGACGATTTCGACTACTCCGACACGATGGCAAAGTTTAAAATCACACAGATGATGAAAGATGCAGGAATCAAGGGTGCTCGGAACGGCAGAGACACTTACAACCCCAATATTTATAGATACTATTCTCCCAAGATAGAAGCGGTAGAGAGACAAATAATTCCAGATATTAAAAACTTTTACCACAAGGATGAAAGATTTGAATTTCGCTATGAAACTCCGGAAGAAATTATTGAAAAGTTTAGTCGCAATCCAGAAACTTACGCATCAAAAATTGCCAACTTAATAAATCGCGCGAACTATTTATAGATATGAAATCCTTATTTGAAAATTTTCGGCGCTGGTCCACACTAGATAGGACACAACTTCTTATAGAGGGAATTCTTGACGATGTTAAAAAAAAATATCCAGACATTAACGCAGATGTAATAACGACTCTTTCCAATAAAGATCCTTCCGGCAGAAATAAATATTTAATGTGGATGGCCAACCAACTTTACACACGATTAGTTGTTATGGCTAAAGAAGCCGCAGCGACTGTCGCACCACAGGATATCCCGATATATGGTGACACTCTTGGGACACCTGCTATGTTTCGCCGGCGCTACCACATCGCCTATAACGCGGCAAAAGAGATAATAAGAGAAATAAAAAAGTTTCACGAAAACAGGCAGAGAATAAAAAACACGGATCTTGGCTCTTATAAAACCTTAGAAGATTTGAAAAAAGTTAATAGAGATCTGGGATTCACCGACAAACAAAAGAGAAAAAAGAAACGCGAAGCTGCAAGAGCCGGATCAAGTATCATTTTTCAAAATGATGATTTCTTTATGGTGAGGCCAACCACACAAAAGGCATCGTGCTACTACGGCCGGGGTGCACCATGGTGCATTTCCAGACAGGGCAGTAATTATTTTCACCAATATACCAAAGAAGGTAAGGCTTTCTATATGATTTTGCTGAGAAATCTTGATGCCCACGATACGGGGCAGCACATTGTAATAGTTTACAATTCGGAGCAAACAAGTACAAACCCTTCCGAAATATGGAATTTTGACAATAAGGAAATCGGATCCGTGGCTTTTTTTCGTCACATTACCAAAAACATTTTGGCCGGCCATGTTTCTGATTATGAAAGATTTTATGAAGAATATAAAACATTCTCTGGTCAGCCATCAGAAAAAATAACACCCGAAATTAAAAAAGTATCGGAAGCCATACTCGAAAATAAGGACTCCTTCAGCGGCCCAATATCGAAAGAGGAATTAAAAACATACGACCCAGTAGATCTTGCAAACGCGATGATAAATGAATTTGAACAGGCCTATGAGACACTGGAGACTTCCGCATTTGAGAATAATTATGAAAACCCAGCAGATCCAGGTGAGGTCAACCTAGCAATTTACAATAATATCTTGGCTGAATATGAAGATAGTTTGCATGCTGTCAGTGTAGATTTAAATCTCGACAGTGAGGATCCGGAGAATATGCACTATTCCGCCGCAATGGGTTGGCCACTTCCCGATGATCTCAAATATGCATTAGACGACGACGGGGTTGCATACGATTTTGGAGACTGGCAAAATGAAATTGAAGAAATCTTCAAAGCAGCCGGAGAAGATAGAGGGATTGATCCAGATACAATAGATAGCAATGATTATAGGCAGGATCCAGTCGTTCGCTTTGACTTTTACCCAAAAATTGATGAATTGAACCATTCCGATGGATTTAGGGATTTCCTAATAAGAATTTCAGATTATGATGGGAAACATGATGAGGTTCTCCAGCTTTCGTTGCAAATGATGGAAGAGAAGGGAATTATTCGTTCCGACGAATCCGACGCCGCACTCGCCGAAAATGCTTCTTACGGAAAGTTATGTGAAAGCTGGAAGGGGTGGGTGAAGAGATGAAGCTCCTTATGGAAAACTGGCGAGAATATCTTAAAGAAGAAGCCATTGATGAAGTTTGGAATCCTTTTGGTAGACGAGACATCGACATCGGACCCCCAAGAGAGAAAAGGAATAAGAAGGAAGCTCAGATAAGTGGGGAAGACTTTAAACTCTCCGAAGAGGTCCTTGACTACGCAAACAGTCTTATCTGTGTATTAAGTCTCCATGGAGAGGCCGGCGAGACCGGAAGACAGGCCGGCTTCCCCGATCGTGACTGTCACAAGTATCAGAAATTTGGTACTTCTCGGTGGCAGGACGACGACACATTCTATATCAGCAGCCCATACTACCGAGACTTTCCCCATGAAAACGAGACATTATCCGAGATGCTAGAAAGAGTAATAAGATTTTATGAAGAGCGCCTGGAACCACTTTTAACTAAGTTAATAATCGCGCGAGCACAAATAGAAAATTATGGTAAACGATTTCCAAAAGAACTGGGACGCACCGGGAAAGCTCACGACCGCCTCTCAAAATCAATCGGTGCTCTCGAACAGCATCGAAACGCTCTTTTGGGATTATACAAGAGGTTGCATGGTGTGGCACGTTTGCCAAAATATACACCAAAACCGGGGATATATGATCTCCAAAAATTGAGGAAGCATGCCACCGGCGCCTAAAAAGACAAATTTATTCAGCCCAAAACCCGATGAGGATTAATTGAGCAGCTTTCATCTGGCCGGCATCATACCGGTGGCAGGACAGCCATTAGATTTCAAAATGGACTGGCACGACGCGATGATGCCGATAGCCCCGAACTACCTCGCGGTTGAGCGAGCGGTGTATGAGTGTACTTGGGCTGGATGTGAAACCATCTGGATTGTCTGTAACGATGACATGAAGCCGTTGATAAGACATCGACTTGGAGAGTGGGTCCAAGATCCTGTTTGGATTGGAAGAGGGCTCGATCCCTATCCATCACAGACGAGAAAACAAATCCCAATCTTTTACGTTCCGGTTCATGCAAAGGACGTGGGCAAACGAGACTGTTTATCTTGGAGCATCATTTGGGGAGCAACCACTGCTTTCAGAGTCTCGATCAAACTGAGCAAGTGGATCGTTCCCAAAAGATATTATGTGGCATTCCCTTACGGGGTTTATGATCCTGAGATTTTGAGATCACATAGAAAAGATATTTCAAGTGAGAGACCATTTATGTTGAGCCACGACGGGAAGACAGTTAAGGATAATGAGTATCTTGGATTTACATTTGGCCGCGATGACTTTGTTGCTTGTCGTAGAAAGCTCCGCGAGGGCACCGGACAGTATAATTCTGAGGTTATGGAGGACGGAATATATCCCAGGGAGAAACTGCCAAAAGAAGAAAGATATTCTGCACGACATTTTTTACTTGACAAAATCTTTGAACCTGTTATAATAGATATAGAAAGCAAAGTTGAAGTCCCATGGTATCACAACATAGATTCTTGGGATGGCTACTGTAACTTTCTAAGTTCAGAGGAAAGAAAGAATGTTGAACGACCTCACCCGATTTTCATGTCTTATCACGAATGGAACGAAATAGGAGTTGATGATGAATAATTCTAGCGCACAAGATGACACAAGAGAGAGCCAACAAAAAGAATTGTTTGGCCTTATCGAAGAACACATTCGAGATCAAACATATGATGCAGTCTTGGATGATATCAAAATAGATTTTAAAACGAGAGCCACTGGAAAATCTTGTTCGACAAAAAGAAAATACAGACCTGATGCATTTAAGGATGTTGTTTTGGTTGTCAATGAATACAAAGATAAAAAAACCATTCGTTCAAAGGGACATCTCATTTTTCCTCCTGGTCTTAAAGATTGGAGAAAATACCAAGAGGAAAAATTATATAGCGGAGTTTCGCCAAAGCCTATAAATTATCAAGAATGCGAATTATTGAGAGCCGCCATTGATTCTGATAACACAGTGGTACTAAATCTCATAGAAAGAATTGAAAAAGAAATTCACCTTGGGGATCCACACATTGGTTTATCTATTTTCAAAAGCGATGGAGATTACATCTATATTGATCGTAGGAAGCATAAGTTAGAACACCCAGAATGGGTTGTTCCGTTTGATGAAAATAGCGACCATAAAAAATTAATAAGAGAGGAGATATCCAGATATAAAGAGTTTTTAAAGTTAACAGGAGTTGGTGATGAGCAAACTTGATGAAGCATACATCGAGAAATTTCAAAAGGGGCGAAGAATGAAAGATAACCGGCCGAAGACCTACAAAGGAAGACAGGTAGAATACCGAGGCGAGATCTCCGATAGAGAATCTTTCGAGGGCAAAAAAGAAATTAGAAACAGGATCCAATAATGAATCTTGACCATCCACTTATGCCCTTTGTACTAATCTTTATTGTTTTCCCAGCCATTGGTTTGCTTACGGCCATCGTCTCTCTTGCCTTGGGGATCTAATGGTTGAAGAAATTAAAGAGGGAGATTTCGTATCAATCTCCTCCGAAAGAACAAGGTTTGGAGACATCATACCGGGTATAATTTTAAAAGTTATGGATGTTCCTGGCGCTCCTTATGGAAAGATGTACGAGGTTTTTACTTGCGGAACTATCATAATTTACGTTCAGGGTTTTTGGAAATTTAAAATATTAAGTAGAGCAAATGAAGAATTTAATAAATAATGTTGTATGTGGCGATGCCATTCAAGTAATGAAAACAATCCCCGATGGTTCGGTGGATATGATTCTGTGTGATCTTCCTTATGGAACCACCAGGTGTAGGTGGGATACTCCACTTCCGCTGGATGAATTATGGGAACAGTATCTGAGAGTAACAAAGATGAATGCAGCGATCGTCCTGACAGCATCGCAGCCATTTACCAGTGTCCTTATCTGTTCAAATTTGAAGCACTACAGATACAATTGGGTGTGGGAGAAGTCCAAAGCATCGGGTTATTTGAACGCAAAGAGAATGCCACTAAAAGCACACGAAGAAGTTTGCATCTTTTATAAGAAGCCGCCTACTTATAATCCTCAGTTCTGGGAGAGCACACCTTACAACAAGGGGAAGGCTCACAGGCCCACCGAGGTTTATGGAAAACAAAAATCTGTGTTAGTAAAAAGTGACGGACAACGCTATCCTCGATCAGTTCAATATTTCAAGACTGCCGAGAGCGAAGGCCAAACGCGCCACGCGACTCAGAAGCCACTGTCTCTTTTTGAGTATATGATCGAGACTTATACAAATCCGGGGGAATTAGTCCTCGATAACTGTATTGGGAGCGGCACAACTGCGGTGGCCGCAAAAAGATTAAAAAGAAGCTATATTGGTATTGACATTGACCCAGAATATGTTATAATAAGTAAAGAAAGGTTGGAGAACACACAATGAAAAAGATCCCATTTGTTGGATTACACGCGCATTCCGTAGCCGGCAGCATTTTTGATGCCCTTGGATATCCACAGGAACACATGGACTTTGCCTATGAAAACGGCATGGATGCCTTGGCATTGACTGACCATGGGAACATGAACGGCTTGCCCCATCAGGTTCTTCACGCAAAGAAGATGAAGGAGGAGGGAAAGGACTTCAAGCCCATATTCGGCATTGAAGCATATTTCTTGCCTAGTCTCGATGACTGGCGTGATGACTATGAAGCAGCCAAGGAAGATAAGAAGCGGCGCAAGGCACTAAGTAAAGATGTAACTGCAACAACGGTCGAAGATGAGGATGCATCGAAGAAGCAGGTTAGGAACATTCTTAATCGCCGGCGACACCTCATCCTGTTGGCGCAAGACCAAGAGGGATTGAGCAACCTCTTTTCGTTAATTTCTGAATCGTTTAATCCGGGAAATTATTATCGTTATCCGAGGGTTGATTATAAACTCTTAAAAAAGTATTCTCAGGGTGTCGTGGCGGCCTCGGCCTGCCTTGGAGGCGTGTATGCTGGAAACTACTGGGAGAACCGTGACAATGGGCAAATGGCGGTCCTGGAGGCTATGCGTGAGACCACAAAAGAGATGATGGGTATCTTCGGGGATCGATGGTACGGAGAGCTTCAATGGAATAATATTCCAGAGCAACATGAACTCAATAAATATATCATCCAAATGCACGACGAGTTTGGAATCGAACTGATTTCAACCTCTGACTCACACTATCCCAATCCAGATGCATGGAAGGATCGAGAGCTTTACAAAAAGCTTGGTTGGCTTGGGAAACCAAGGCCAGGATATGAGAGTCCAGATCTTCCAGCGGGAGTTGAGGAGATTGGCTATGAGCTATACCCTCGCAATGGGAATCAGATGTGGGAAGCATATAAAAAGTACTCTGAATCTTGCGGCGTTGAGTACGACGACGACTTGGTTCTGGAATCTATTACGAATACATATCACATCGCTCACGAGAGGATTTCTGACTTTCTACCGGATAATACTGTTCGGCTCCCCGACTTTGTTATTCCCGATGGAGAGACAGCAGACTCGGCGTTGGAGAAGTTTTGCATCGAAGGCTTACGTCGGCTTGGTTTATATACGAACGAGGAGTACACCGAGCGATTGCGAATGGAGCTTGAGGTTATTTCAGACCGAGGCTTCTCAAAGTATTTCTTGACGATGAATCAGATCAGTGAAAAGGCAAACGAGGTTATGTTAACTGGCCCAGGCCGAGGCTCAGCCGCTGGCTCGTTGGTTGCCTATGCGCTGAATATTACACAGGTTGATCCAATCAAGTGGGACTTACAATTTGCACGGTTCCTTCGCGCCGATGCGACTGACTATCCCGACATCGATTACGATGTTGCTGACAGCATGGTGCTTAAAGAACTTCTTATCGAAGACTGGGGAAAAGATAAAGTTGCGCCCATTTCAAACTGGAACACACTGCAACTTAAAAGTTTAATCAAGGACATTTCAAAGTTTTACGGAATTGAATTCAGAGAAGTCAATGATGTAACTTCTGTGATGATGGTGGAAGCCATTGGGCCGGCGAAATTGAAGCACGGCATCAAAACTGGCATTTATGCTCCAACTTTCGAAGAAGTGATGGAATTCAGCGATACTCTAAAGGTTTTCTTGGCCCGCTATCCCCACATCAAGACTCACATTGAGGCTTTATATGGTCAAGTGCGTTCCTGCTCTCGCCATGCGGGAGGGATAGTTATCGCCGAGAACTTAAACAACAGAATGCCTCTTATTAATTCTGGTGGTGTTCGTCAAACACCTTGGAGTGAGGGGCAGAATGTTAGACACCTTGAGCCAATGGGCTTTATTAAATTTGATGTCCTTGGCCTTTCGACCCTGAAGATGATTGACGGTGCTATTCGCCATATTCTGCGAAGACATCATAATATTGAGAATCCGACATTCGAAGATGTAAAAGACTATTACAATAAGAACTTGCATCCAGATGTTATTAACTTCGATGATCAGAAAATTTACAAAAACATTTTCCAGGCAGGGAAATGGGCTGGCATCTTTCAGTTCACCGAGACTGGGGCACAAAGATTCTGTCAACAAGTCAAGCCGACAAGCTTGATCGATCTCGCTGCTGTTACTTCTATCTATCGTCCAGGCCCATTGGGCGCCAATGTTCATAATGATTACGTCCGGGCCAGGGAAAACCCACACCGGCTCAAATTTATTAATGAAGAACACAGGTCTGTCACCGAGGAGACCTCAGGCTTCCTTATTTTCCAGGAGCAAATTGCGCTGTTGGCTCACAAGCTTGGAAAGGATCTCTCTCTCGATGAGGGAAATGCCTTGCGCAAGGTTCTAACCAAGAAAGGAACAGGCAAAGAGGCAAAGGTTAAGAAGGCTTTGAAATCAAAGTTTCTTAAAGGCTGCATTGAAAAGGGCTTGAAGAAGACAACTGGTGAAAGATTCTGGGAAACCTTTGAGTACTTCTCTGGTTATGGATTTAATAAGTCTCACGCCGTATCATATTGTATTCTATCTTACCAATGCGCTTGGTTACTTAATTATTATCAGGTTGAGTGGCTCGCTGCATTTTTGGACAAAGAACCCGAGACGAGAAAAGAAAAGGCAATTGGCATCGCAAAGTCTTTTGGTTTGGGAATAAAGGGCCTTGATATTAATTCTTCCGGTAGAGTTTGGGAAATTTCAGAGGATGGGACGAGGTTAATTCAACCGTTGTCTTCAATCAAGGGATTGGGTGATGCAGCAATCGATCAGATCACTGCCAACAGACCATTCGCAAATGTCGAAGAGTTTTTGTTCAATGAAGATATCATTTATTCAAAGTTGAATAAGAAGAGTCTAGATGTTCTTTGCAGAAGTGGAACACTCAACGGCCTGATCGATGATAGGTTCACGGGAGGTAAGCATTTCTGGTCTGCCATTTGTGTTGATCGGCCGAGGAAAGAACAGAACCTCATTGATAATATTGGACTATACTCTCCGGAGGGAGACTTCTCCGATGAGGAAAAGATTGGATATCTTGTTGAACTAACTGGAGTATTTCCATTCAATAAGGTTATGAAACCGGAGATTTATAATCAGTTGAGTGAGGCCTCTATTCCGGCGATTGCGAATTATGATCCTAGACTATGTGAGTGTGTTTGGTTCATTCCGAGAAGAGTTGTCCCAAAGAAGACAAAGAACGGGAAGCCATATTGGATTATTGAGGTTGTTGATGATACAAATGCTTTAACAAAAATTCGTTGCTGGGGAGTCAAAGACCACGATAGAATTCATGTTAATAAGCCATATATGGCAAAGTTAGAGTATAATGAGAAGTGGGGATTTTCAACTCGAAGTCTCCGAAGAAATTTTAGAATCTTGGCATAGGAGAGCAAGTGTCTTTATTTGTTGATGTAATCGTTGGCGTCCAATACGGTGACGAGGGGAAAGGAAAGGTTACTCACCACCTTTTAAAAGATGGGGATTATACACACTGTGTCCGTTACAACGGTGGATGCAATGCTGGTCATACTATTTACCATAATGGTGAAAAGTTTGTGACGCACCACATTCCAGCCGGCGTGTTCTTTGGTGTGAAAAGCATCATCGGGCCCGGTTGTGTTGTTGATGTTCACAAGTTCTTTGCAGAGATTAAAATGCTCAAAGAAGCTGGTATAGATGTAACTAACAAAATATACATTGCGAGAAACGCCCACATGATAAAAGATGAACACTGTGAGGCCGACCGCAAAGAGACAAAGCTCGGCACAACAAGGACTGGCAATGGCCCCTGTTATGGGGATAAGTACGGCAGAAATGGGATGAGGGCAGAGAACTTATCAGTGCTTGAAGACTATCTTATAGATATGTATGAGGAGTTTTATTTTCATAATCCTGATGCCATTGTTCTTTGTGAGGGCGCCCAAGGATTTGGGCTTGACATCGATTGGGGAGACTACCCCTACGTTACGAGCAGTCATTGCACGAGCGCCGGCGCACTGTTGAATGGGTTCCCTCCGCAGTCCGTAAGGAGGGTCTATGGTGTAGCGAAAGCATACGAAACCTATGTTGGTTCAAAAACCTTCCAGCCCAAAAATCCCATATTTGAAACTTTACAAGAAGCGGGACAAGAATATGGAGCCACGACGGGAAGGAAAAGGCAGTGTGACTGGATGAGCTTGCACGATTTGGAAAAGGCAACACAGCTAAATGGAGTTACTGATTTGATTATCAACAAGATGGATGTGCTCCAAGAGGTCGGCTCTTGGAAAGTTTATGTTGATAGAGGAAAGTATAGTTTGTTTTCTTTTCAAGATAAAGAGGAGTTTTGTGATTTTATTAAAGTTTATTTTAAAGATGTAAATGTCACTTTTTCTGACAATCCGCATACCATTTGAGAAAAACAGACATAGTTACCCGTAGATGGGTAAAGAGTGTACCAATTGCGAGGAACTGAAGAGAGAGATAAAAGATCTCCGAAGAAGGCTGGAAGAAGCTCAAAAGAATTTGCAACAAGCAAAAATTCAAAGAGATGCTATAAAGTCTGTTCTAAATATTTATCGCGATTGGGGAAGGTTACCAGAATAGGGAACTTTAATATGGAATGTTTGGACCTACACGGAATACATTATGATGAGGCTGAGTTTATTATAGAGAAGTTTATATCAGATAATTTTGATAGGCTTCCAATAAAAATAATAAGCGGACATTCCAGAGCCTTTTCTGATCTCATCAAAGAGGTTGTCGATTGTCACGATCTTGAGTGTCACAAAGAAATGTGGTTCAACGACGGCTGCTGGGTAATCACAGATTTTTAAAAATAATGCTTGACAACAAGCGATAAAAATGTTATATTATATAGAGAAAGGGGAGTTTGCTTTGCTAAGTGAGAATTGTGTGAAGAAGAGTGCAGGCGAGAAAGGAAGATCCGAAGGGTATGACTATGAGAGGCAACTTGTGGATGCCTTCAATAATATTATTCCCGGCATTGCAACTGAAGCACAGCAGTCTGTGTTGTCTAAGTTTGAACGAAGGACGATATCGAAGGCAGATATCAATGTCGCCGGACAACCGGTAAGCATCAAGAATCCGGGAAGATCTAGCTCTTCTATTCAAATTATGGTAACCGCAGCGGAGAACTTTTTCCTTTCTCTTGGTGTGAGTCCGGAAACGATGAACGCTTTTAATTTGTTTTTTGGCTTGGGAGACGGCTTCTCTAGCCTTCTGGAGGAGAACTCTATCGATAGACACACCTTGGATTGGGACAGTGAGTCTCGCCGCCAAAGGTTGAAATATGGTAGCCTACCGCAGGATTCACAGGATTCTCTTTTATCTTTTCTCAACAAAAACAAGAGAGAAATTGTAGAGGTTGTATTTTCTCATGGGTGGGCAAAAGATTCCGAATATCATGCAAGTAAGATGATTTGGTGCAATTCGTCTGTCTCTGGAAAGAGTAATGTAGACAATCTATGTCTCTTCGATATGGAAGAGGTGATTGATAAAATCTGCCAATATGAGTGGAGTGTTCGACCCAGCGAAACGGTGGTTGAACTGGGTCCGCTGACTCTCCAAATGAAGGGGTCGGGAAAGGGCAAGTCATATCACTATCCGCAGTTCAACACTTCTCTTAACGATTTGCGAAAATTTGGAATCAATTGTGTTGAGGGGGATTACAAACAAATACTAGAAACCATCGCGGGGTCAAATTGAAAGCATTATCTCTATTTGCAAATGTGGGTATCGGAGAGACTTATTTTTCCGAAGTTGGGATAGAGGTGGTAGTTGCCAATGAGTTGGAAAAAGATCGAGCAGAGTTTTATCAGGAGCTATATCCAAAGTCCAAGATGATACATGGCTCTATTGTAGATTCGGAAGTTTATGAAAGAGTCATCGAGGAAGCCAAGAATCATAATGTTGAATTAATTTTTGCAACCCCACCCTGCCAAGGTATGAGCATCGCCAATGCCAAACGCGCAGAGAGAGATGATCCTCGAAATTCTTTAATTAAAAGAGTAGTTGGTGCGGTGCATGAATTGAATCCTAAGTATGTTTTGATTGAAAATGTGGCGGGAATGGCTAGTGAAAAAACTTTCATCTTGGATAATTCTGGTAACCAGACAAATATTATGCCCTATATTGAGTCAGAACTTGGCGATAAATATGAAGTGAGGTATAAGGTGCTTAATGCCGCCGACTTCGAGACTCCACACTACAGGAAGAGACTGATTACTTTATTGTCTAGAAAAGACTGCGAACTGTGGGAGCATCCTGTTCCCAACGAAGACCACATAACAGTTCGAGATGTCATCGGCGACTATCCTTCTTTAGAGTCTGGACAATCTTCGCCTATCAAGTGGCACTCAATGGAGCATAAGATTCATAATGGCAACCACATCGAATGGATCTCGAATACCCCCACGGGCAAATCAGCTTTCGATAACGAAGTCCACTATCCAAAGACCATCGATAAAGAGACTGGGCTATTGAGGAGAATCAAAGGCTTCAAGACAACCTATAAGCGTATCGATTGGGACAGGCCAGCACCTACTGTAACAATGATGAACGGTAGTATTAATAGTCAAAACAATTGCCATCCCGGAACCAAAAAAGAAGACGGCACATATTCAGATGCAAGAGTCCTGACCATCAAAGAATTGTTAGCTGTCGTTGGCTTGCCTCTTGATTGGGTCGACCATTTGGATCATACACAGAAGAGGGAAAACTTCTTGAGAAAAGTAATTGGAGAATGTTTCCCACCCAAGATGTCTCTAAACATCGTAAAAGTAATTCCAGCAAAAAAATACCTTGACATAGAATAGATAATGAGTTATAATATAAGAACAAAACAAACAATAGGAGTCACTACCATGATGAGTGGTTATGAAATTTTTGAAAATGTAGTTGGAATTCATGCAGAGGAAAATGATGAGGAGGTGAACATAAAAGAGCAGAAGATGCTTGAGTATGTTCGTAGTCTCAAAACTCTAGAAGATGCGATGGAGCCTTACAAAGAACAAAAGCGAGAACTCAAGAAAGAGTTTAAGGATCAGGGCTGGTTGTCCGGAGATGAAATCTCGATGACGGTAAAGGCCTATCGCATGATGAGCACAAAAGACTTTGACTTCGATGAATTTACACAAGTTTATGAATCACTTGCCAAAGTGGCGGGGAAGATATAATGATTTTAGAATATTTTAGAACACGAGGGGATGCCGTCCCCCCAAGCCGAGCTAACCCCTCGGACGCTGGACTGGATGTTCATTTTAATCCAGACGACGGAGAAATAAAAGGAGTTTACCTTGAGCCAGGAGAGAGCAAGTTGTTCTCAACAGGCTTGAAATTCGGAGTACCTCACGGTTACATGTTGGAGGTCAAGAACCGCAGTGGCAACGCCTCCAAGCGCAGCCTCCTTGTCGGAGCCTGTGTCATTGACTCCGGTTATGACGGGGAAGTTTTTGTTAATTTACACAATGTTGGTATAGAAACACAATTCATTGAGCGAGGAATGAAGATTGCACAGATCGTAATGGTGCCAGTGGTCCACTTCCGAGCCCTTGAGACTTCAAAGGATAATCTATATGATTGGTATCCCATTAGCATGAGCGACCGAGGCGATGGTGCACTCGGCTCGACGGACGGAGGTACCGCTGGATCCTCCATTGATCCTTTCGAGGCTCATCCTAGTTCTAGAACTTGGGAAATGGGAGACGAACTATGAAGGGGGGTGAGTTAAAAACAATGTTTTCCTCCAAAACTCCCGAATGGGGAACACCGCAAGCATTCTTCGACAAACTTAATAAGAAATATAATTTCACTCTCGATCCTTGTGGAAATAAGAGCAATCATAAGTGTGCTAAATATTTCTCAGTGGAAGAAGACGGGCTCAGTCAGGACTGGGGAGGGCATAAAGTATTTATGAATCCTCCGTATGGGAGGGTGATTAAGGAGTGGATCCATAAAGCACATGAAGAAAGTCTAAAAAGAAACACTACGGTTGTGTGCTTGATACCAGCCCGAACCGATACGAAATACTGGCACGATTATTGTATGAAACATGCTAAAGAGATTCACTTTGTCAAGGGTCGTCTGAAATTCGAGGGCACTTCAAATAACTCTGCACCCTTTCCATCGGCTGTTGTAGTATTTAGTTCAGGAAGGAAGTATGTTTTCGGCCATTACCCAATGATATATACGATGGAGAGAAAATGAAGATACGACAGTGTTTATCTTATGACGATGTTCTTCTCGCGCCTCAGTATTCTGGAGTTACAACGAGAAGAGAGGTAAGCATTGGCTCGGGCCTGGATTCGGATTTCCACTTTAGTTTGCCCATCATTTCTTCTCCGATGGATACGATTACCGAAGCCGAGATGTGCGTGTCTATGGCAAGTTATGGTGGCTTGGGAATCATTCATCGATATAATTCAATTGAAGATCAGGTTGCTATTGTAAAGAAAGCCAAAGAGGTTTTAGAAAAACATGGAAGCCCTCCCATCGCAGCCGCCGTGGGGATAAGCGATGATTACTTAGAGAGAGCATCGGAACTTTATAATCACGGCGTCCGTGTCTTTTGTTTGGATGTGGCCCACGGCCACCATGTTTTAATGGAAGGTGCCCTCCATGCCATCAAGTCTCGCTTCACGGATGCTCACATCATGGCAGGGAACGTGGCCACAAAGGGAGCATTCGAGGATCTCGCTTATTGGGGGGCGAATTCTATTCGAGTTGGAATAGGGGGAGGCTCCATCTGCTCTACCAGACTTCAAACTGGTCATGGAATTCCCACTCTTCAGTCCATCATAGATTGTTCCCATGCGGATATTAGGTGGGAAGTGTCAATGATTGCTGATGGTGGTATAAGAACCAGCGGAGATATTGTGAAGGCACTCGCCGCCGGCGCAAACTTTGTTATGCTCGGATCCTTATTGGCTGGAACTTCGCAGACACCAGGGAATATTATGACTGGTGCCTCCGGGAAGAAATACAAGGCTTATCGAGGAATGGCCAGCAAGGAAGCCCAGTATGATTGGAGGGGAAGGCATAGTTCGAACGAGGGGATCTCAACAACAGTTCCCTATCGAGGCAGCGTCATTGAGATCTTACATGATTTAATCGGAGGAATTAAGAGCGGCCTTTCTTATTCTGGCGCCAAAGATATTTATGAACTTCAAGCGAAGGCCGAGTTTGTTTTACAAACTGGTGCTGGTCAGGCAGAGAGTGGCACACATATTTTGGGAAGAAAGTAAATGTCAGATTACGGGAAGAGAGACAAAAGAATATCTTTTATGGATACAGACAAAAGAAGTGCAGATTTAATGATACGTTTAAAGCACGACGGACTAACTAAGACAAAGTTCTTTAGAATACTTCTAACGGGCTATTTAGAGAGGGACCATTCTATTGTTGAATTTATTGAAAGATTTAAAGAGAACACAGGAATACAAAGCAAAGCTAAGGCAAAGATTGTCAAAGATCTTGAAGAAAGGGGCGACCAAAATAAGAGAAAGTTTGGATTGGAAGATAGTGAAATAGAGAGTATTTTTGATATACTTGAGAAAGAGCATCCTGATTTATAAATTTCGTGGTTTTTTAGAATTCAAGGAACTATTTATAAATGTAAAAACTGCTACTTTTGTGGATTTTTGAGGAGAACATACTATGAGCAAGAAGCAACTGAATGAAGTTCGTCGCTTTATGAAACTGGCCAATCTTAACGGGAACATTACTTCTAACTTTATTAAGGAAACATATGGCGCAGACTATATGCACGAAGAGGAAGAGATCGAAGATGTAAGTGTGGAGGACGAGGGCACTGAAGATGATGTCATGGATCTTGAAGATGTCGGCCTCGAAGATGAGATGGGCCCCCCCGTCGCTGAAATCGAAGGGGGAGGGGACGCCGAAGAACTCGTTTTAAATATCGTTAACGATATCCAGCAACTTGCATCTCTCGCTGGTGTTGATGTTGATGTCGAGGGCGACGAGGCAGTTGAAGATGATGTGGACATGGACATGGATATAGACATGGAAATGGGCCCCGACGATGAAATGGACATCGAGGGCGATATCGAATTAGACACAGAAGAACCTGCGGAAGAAACCCTTGAAGAAATGATCAATGCCATCTTGGCAGAAGATCCTAAAGGAACTAAGAAAGGTGCCCCCCGAAAAACTGCTCGACGAGCTTACGAAAAGGAAGAGCTTGAAGAAGAAATAAGTGACGAAGATATCGACGGCTGGTTGAAGGGAGAGAGGGAGATGCCCAGCAAACAACAAAGCGATGACGACGATCTGGCGAAACTCCAAGCAAGAGCAGCAGAGGAGGATGCGCCAGAAGATAAGGGCCGCACCAAGCCGCACCGACGCGCCAAACGACCCCCACGCAGCGGCACACCCCTAAAGGGAGTTGCCCCTCAAAACGAATCAGTTCAAATTCTTGACGACGAAAAGCTTATTCAAGAGGTTACAAAGAGAGTTAAAAAACGCCTTGCTAAATATGCAAGGGCCCAAAAACGCCAACGACGCCAACGACGATAGCATAATTTATAAAGCAATACCTCGGCAATGTGGAGTGCATAGACCGAGGTATTTGTGCATTTGGAGTAGTAAATGTTAAATCTTATTATAGGAGCACTCCTGGGAATTCTATTATATAGATTCTTCAGTCGTCTCTATGGACCCTCTGTTCCTACTACACTGCTCAAAGTATCAGAATTTTATTGTTTGCAGCTTTTAATCTCAGCACATGATGATTTAGTCTTTCTAAAAGAAACGAAGGCAAAGACGATGAAAGACTTGAATTTAACAGAAAATCAAATAAAGATAGCAAAAAATATAGAAGAGGCTCGTATCAATAGGTGGAAGCACGACTCCATTCAACAACTCTTATTACGATATCCAGCCTCGTTTTTAACAACGGTGGAATACCATGATTGGAACTCTGCTATGAGCTACTTGGAAAAAATAATAAAAAGACTTGACAAACCTTCTTGAAACAGATATACTTATAATAGAAGGGGGAATTTGTAAATGAATGCTACAGCGTGGAAACACACTAAAGACATCGACGGAGTAATCTATGCTATTCAAATCGATGGTATAAAGGGAAAGAGAAATGAAAGTAATCTTTTAAAGGAATTAAAAGATTGGAAGAGCTTCGGAGAAGGATATGACCCTACAAAAAAAGCCAGAACATTAATGTTTAAAAAGATATTTTCCAGCGACACAGATTGGAAAAAGTGGGCCCGAACATTTCCTTATATTTTAGTGGAGATTGGTTCTGTTAGTGGAAAACCCAAGCCCTATAAACTGGGGTTAGAGTATATTAAATCTAAAGAAAAGGGGAGCAAGAAAAATGTCAGAAAAAATGTCAGAAAAAAACAAAGAGGAAGAAAAAGCACCAAGTGAGGATCTGAAACCTCCTGAGCCACGAGCTATTGGAATATTCAGCGATATTAATGAAAAGAAATCAGAAGATATAGTTTATGCCCTCAAATTATATACCGCTGATTCCAAAGAAGATATAGATTTCTATATTTCAACTAGCGGGGGTTCTGCTGCTGATATGTTTGCCATCTATGATTTCATGCGGGAGACGCGGGAAAAATTAGATATTGTAACCCACGGATTGGGGAAGGTAATGTCGGCTGGTATTTTGCTGCTTGCGGCCGGAACAAAAGGGAAGAGAAAGGTAGGGAAGCATTGCAGAGTGATGATTCACACGGTTGTTGGTGCCAATGCTGGACCCTTTCATGAACTAGAAAATGAAATGTGCGAAATTCAACACATACAAAATATGTATATACAGGCCCTATGTTTAGAAACAAAACTTACAAAGAAGAAAATAAGAGCATTATTTGCAAAAAATGTAAATGTTTATCTGTCGGCAGAAGAAGCAGTTGAATATGGCATAGCCGACATTATTGTATAGAATAACAAGATATTGAGGACTAATTATTAGTATGAATAAACTAGAAAATTTAATTGAAAAACACTATAAAAGGAAGAAGGGGAGTCTTACATTTCGATCTCTTATTGAAATGGTAGAAGAGACTATGAAAAATCTGAGCCCCCTCTTCGAAGAGACACTGGCGGTCAGTTATGATGCTGCTGAGGGAGAAGTTCCCCCCGAATTAAAAAACGGAGTGAGGCTTCCCATATTTAAAATTACAGAATTATGGGGAAAAGTTGATAATAAGGACAGGGAGATTATCGAGCAATTCACCAAGAATTTGGGGGGTTCAACGATAAAAGAAAAATTAACCAACCTTAACGAGATAATTCAATATGATCCAAAGGCAGATATTCCCAAAATTATATCTGCGATGGTAGTGGTGGAAACACTCAGGAGTATCATCATTGAGTATACCGAAGCCGTTGGTGGCTTTTTATTCGAGGGTTTTTTAGCTGGCATCTTTGGTGGTCAAAGTATTCAAATTGTGGATGTCACCGGAGATGAGGCCGCTGGCCAAGCTGGGAAACCCATTACCGATGTTGTTCTCAATGGCATTCATTATAGTTTAAAGTTGTTGTCACCGGGAACGACCATTGATGGCTCTTATAAAAATATTGTAGAGCACTTTGCCACCGTTTCTCCGCCGGAGATAACTTACTTAGTTGTACGCAAAGTGGGCAACGATGTTTTAGACTTCTATGAATTTACCATTACACAAGACAACTTTACAGATTATATCGGCTGGGCTGAGTATCATGACGTGAAAGAGGAGAAAGAAATTAGTGGTCTTTCAAGTGATGAGATGATAGATCTTTTTAGCGATATCGGGTCTTCGAAAGGGAAGGGGAAGTCTGGTGTTGTGAAGATTAGCGATAAAAATGAAAAGAACGTCAATCGAAGTATTAAATCTTTTAAAGACTCCCGCGCCCCCTTTACTGTTATTTATCGCGGAGAGGAAGATATAAGTCAACTTAAAAGATATTCCGCCAGTGTCAATCACCTTTATGGCTCACCGGAGGTATACCAACAAGTTAAAGAAGCCCAGAATGGTCCGTTTGAGGAGTTTATTAACCTTTTAAGAACAACTCCCGGATATACCGGATCCCAACAGTTTCATATTTCTCCCGAATATGCCAAGTCTGTGTCTGAAAATGTGGGACAGTTAGATCTATCAGAAAATAATTTATTGGGTATCACGGAAAAGTATCTAGATAAACTGGCAGGAGAATTGATACCCATCTATTCCACACTTCACTCATTTAGTGAAAATATAAATCGTTATTTCCTGGGTGTCGATGAAAAGGACACAACTCGAAAAAAACGAGCACTTGCCGCAAGAGAAGATGCGTTTAGACTTCGTAAAAATGTCGACAATGTTGTTGAAAAAGAAACAGAAGAGAGGTAATAATTGACCAAACATTATGGTTCTGGCTCTGAGATGAGCCAAAAGATTCTGAAAGGAATTAATGTTTTAGCAGATAATGTAGCTTCCACCCTTGGACCAAGGGGGAGGAATGTTATTCTGCAAGAGAAAGGAAAGCGACCTATCATCACCAAGGACGGTGTGACAGTTGCAAACTTTGTGGATTTAGAGGATCCAATTGAGAATGCTGGTGTTCAGATTATTAAACAAGCGGCAGCACAAACAAATTTGGATGCCGGTGACGGCACAACAACTGCAACAGTTTTATCACGCGCTATTCTCAATAAGGCTCAAAAATATATTTCTGCGGGAGTTCCCCCTATTGAATTGCAGCGAGGGATCGAAAAGGCAGTTGCAGTTATTGTTGAAAACTTAAAAGAGATGTCGCAACCAATCGCATGCGAAGAAAACATTGCTCACATTGCAACCATTTCTGCAAATAATGATAAACATATCGGAAATTTGGTTGGCCGTGCGGTGAGTGCAGCGGGCAAGGACGGTGCTATTACAGTCGAGGAGGCACGCTCCCATCAAACCAGCCTAGACCTTGTAGAAGGCTTCAGGATGGACTCTGGTTATGCTGCAACGGCTTTCATTACCGATGAGAGACGACGCGCCGCAACTTACGATAACCCGCTTCTACTGGTAACAGATGAGAAGATCGAGCATGTTCAAGATATCATGGGCATCTTGGAATTGTCGGCCAGGGAGGCGCGCCCTCTGGTGTTTATCTCTACGGAGGTAGAGGGTCAAGCATTAGCCGCAATGATTATGAATGCGATTAAGGGTACATTAAAGATCGCAGCAGTCAAAGCACCGCGATATGGCGAGGAAAGACAAAACATCCTAAAGGACTTAGCCATCTCCACTGGCGCAAACTTTATTAGCAGGTCGCAAGGAAGAAAACTTAGTGAAGTTAAGTTGACTGATTTTGGAACCGCCGCCAGAATTGATATTACTCGAAGTCAGACTACAATCGTCGGCGGCGATGGGAACCAAGACTTGATTGATGAGCAGGTCGAAGAACTCAAATCAGACCTGATCCACGAAGAAAACTTGCATGAGTGTGAGAAGATTCAAGACAGGATCGCCAGATTGTCAAGTGGGATCGCCATCATCCGAATCGGTGCAGCCACCGAGATTGAGATGATCGAGAAGAAACACAGAGTTGAGGATGCCCTAGAGGCTGTCCGATCGGCACAAATGGAAGGCATCATCGCGGGGGGAGGTGCGGCATTGATTCGAGCGACCACTAACCTAGAAGTTGATGTTGACAATGATGATCAACTGCTTGGTGTTGAAATTGTCAAAGAGGCAGTTAAGGCGCCCCTCAAACAGATGGCCCTGAATGCGGGTAAATCTCCAGACATTATTTGTGAACTAGTTTTAAAAGAAAAAGGTAATTGTGGTTATAATTTTATATCCGATAGCCTTGTTGATTTATTAGAGGCCGGCGTCATAGATCCTGTAAGAGTCACACGTACCGCACTCCAAAATGCAGCCTCAGTTGCGGGCACATTAATTACAACAAACTGTGCCATAATACAAAGTTAAAAACTATTTATGAGTGTTGGGATAAAACTTAAAGGGGGGCCCAAGTGACATGTCTGAAGATGAAGTTAGCAAGGTGGATATTATTGAATTGGATGGGAAACTATCAAGGATTGTCGATGGATTGGAAGGGGTTAGAACATGCCAGGACCGGATGTCAGATGATATTGCGAAGATTAAAGATGCAGTCTACAATCCTGACGAGGGATTGTACGCAAGACTCAGGAATCTTGAGCAGTGGAAAGAGGCTTCTTCAAAAATTACTTGGGTGATAATGACCAGTATTGTAGGTCTGGCATCTGCAACAGTTTGGCACACTTTTTTTAAATAAAGGGTTGACAATTATTTCATAACATGTTATAATTATAATTAGCGTGGAGTATAAATGCGTGTTAATATAAGTTACTCTGTGGAGCTATGTGAAGTCCCACGAGAGGTTGATAAATTACTTGAAGAGTGTGAGGTTCTTTTTAGACAAATGTGCGGAAAATTTGGGGGTGTTTGTAGCACTAGTCCACTTGAAACTATTGAAAATTTAAATGATATTCGTGAGCAGTTGAAGACAACCGACATTAGATTGTCGGAATGCACTCAAATTTTGGCGGGGTATGTGGATATTAAAACCAAAATGCCTTTGTTGTCCCCCCAAGAGCAGGAGCACCAACCGGAGGAGAAGCAAGGCGATGATGAAGAACTTTAAACAGGGGGAGTATGTTTATATTCCCTCAAATGTGATGCTGTTTCGCATCGATATGGACCAAAAAAAAGACTTGACAAACTTTGAGGCGGCTAAATTAATGGAAAAACCACAGCACCTGATGTTTATTAACGAATGTAAAGTTGATAGTAACTGGGTTCAAGTTTTTTATAAAGGAGAACTTTGGACCGTTAAAAAAGAAAATATTTATGAAATAGAGGAAGAAGGATGAACATAAAATTTATAGAAGTTTTTGGACATGGACACGGAAGTGCTTCAAAGAATTATTCTTTGAGAACAGTATATGTTAATCCAAACCATGTAGTTTGTTTGAGAGAGGACTCCGATACATCCAGGCTTTTAAGTGAAGGACGCCTACCTGACGAGTTAGATTCTCGACAGACTTTTACTTGTATGTCGATCAACAAGGGAACTCATGGCCAGGATATTATTATAATTGGCCCTGTCGAGGAAATTCAGAAAAAACTACAATCCCACCGACAATTACTAAGGGGATAGTTATGGAAATTGCATGTAAATTTAAAGAGCTTAAAGAGCTTGAACCGTCCATTGTTCGAGAAAAAGATACGAGAACGAAGTGTGGTAGATATGAAGGGGGGAGTCTTAATATAAAGGGTTTTGGTCATGACAGGTGGGCGGTTGCTGCTTATATTATTCCCGACAAACCCCTTAAAAAATATGTTTCTAAAGGTCTGTCGGAGCAACAAATCGTCGAGGGATGCTTGAAGTATCTCAATAAGCCTCCCACCAAGAGATCCAAAAAGCTTAAATATGGAAAATTGGAATGTAGACATTTTATTTTTATGGAAGGAGCGATTAGTGTTTCTTTGATCGTTGACCAGAGAAATAATAAATATTTCTGGGGGCGCGGAAAAATTAACAAGCAACGAAAAATAAACTCATACAGGGGTCGACCGAGAAAAAAGAAATGATAACAGAAAAAATAGAACAAGACCTCTCTTGTGTGGAGGCTTATTTGCTGGACTATCATAGTGTTGTTGTGGATTTCGATATATTAGGGCTGGATGAATATTGGGTTGAGGATAGGACAGTGACAATTAATAGCTCCCAAGATAAAAAACACCAGCTTTTTGTTTTGCTACATGAAACGGGCCATGTAATTTTGAGAGACAGAGAAAATTTCAATGAAGCATTCCCGGATGTCGAATACGAAAGAATAGAAACGCTAAAAGAAGAGGTAATGGCATGGGAAGAAGCCAGGAAGTTGGCAAAAAAATTAAATATTGAATTAGATGCTGACTGGATTTTAAATTATCGTAATTCTTTAAAAAGATATGCATCGTGGTCTATTAGGCTGGAGAGTTAATGACACCCAAATTTTATTTAGCGTGCCTCCTTATCTTGGCGGGACATGTTTTTGCTTGGTATGGAACTTACTCTCAATTTATCTGGGACTGGTGTAAAAACAATGTTCATCTGCTTCCTTTAATATTCGCCATTCCAACTGGCTATCTCTTTCTTTATGGAATGAGATTTGCCGTTCAAGAAATGGGAGAAGTCTGGGGTCCGCGATTGTTGGGCTTCGGGCTTTCTTATTTGGTCTTTCCTATCCTGACTTATTATTATTTTGGCGAGAGTATACTGGCTCCTAAAACTTTAATTTGTATTGGTTTATCTTTTTCTATCGTAGGTATCCAGGTATTTTGGAAATAAGATGAACTAATTATAAGCTGGAAGGAACTTGATATGAAACTTTTAATTGAAAGCTGGCGGAAGTATCTTAATGAAGGTGACGTTGTTGATCTCTCTTCTCACCCTAAATATAAAGTTCACCAAACAAAGGCAGAGAAGATGATTGCCGCAGATGACTTGATCGAATGGGGCGCCAAATATTTAAACAGCACCAGATATGATGTCACCGAGAAACACAAAGAGTTAGCTAAATTCGCTGAGAAGGCCGAAGAGTTAGGTTTAAATTTGGGCAATGAGGAACTTCAAGATTTTATAGACGACTCATATATAGCACATGCCGCATACAAAGCCGAGCCTGAAAAAAAGCCATGGTGGAAATTTTGGGGTGATGAAAAATGAACTTAGATCAAATTATAGATGAACAATTGGAGGTTCTCCAAGAGGAGAAATATAAGTTAAGAATATTCCAGGTTGAGGTTCTGCTAAGAATTGAATCTGAGTTCGGAGTCGAAGAAACATTGCAAGATATTCGCTCTATTTCCGGGGTGACCGTTGTAACTGCTTTGGATTCGCTATTTAGAAAAAACACTGGTTCCTATTTGAGTCACATTCGGATAAAATTTCATCCCCACAAAGATTCAACGACCGCAAAAACTTATATAAAAGATTTCTTGCTTCCTTCTTTAAGGGGCGGCGAAATCCCTGGTTGTAAAATAATTAGAGTTGTCTCATCTCCGGAACAAATTGGGTGATTAAAGTGAAAATAATTTCGCCTCAACAACCGCGCCGTGATACTAAACGAGTCGCGAAGGTAGTGATCGTGAATGACAAGGGTGAAATCTTATTGTTGCTCCGAAAAAAAGACCAGCCCTTTCCGATGAAGTGGGATCTTCCTGGCGGCCACCTTAAAGAGGGGGAGACTTGGGAGGAGGGAGCGCATCGTGAGGCCAAAGAAGAAACAAACCTTGACATCGGAAAAATGAAAATGATTTCCGATAAGGGAAAAAATAAATATTTCAAAACAGCAGACTGGGGTGGTGAATTATTCAGTTCCAAAGAATTACCAGAACACGATGACTTTGTGTGGAGGGATCCAAATAGGCTCAAAGACTTGGATATCGGGCAACTCTATTTAGACGTTATAAGGAGTGCATTCAAATGAAGTGGATGATAATAATTTTGTTGCTCGGTGGGTGTCTCAAAAAAAAGAAAGAAGTTGAACCGACTCCCATTCCGAGAGAAAAGATCTTGACGGAAGAAGATCTTGAGCGGCTGCCCGAAACAAGATGGCCCGAAGAAAAAAGACCAGATGAAGGTTCATAAATTTTAAAATAGTTCTTCTTTTAGTCATTCCTTTAATAGTTACTAATAGAGGTGATAATTAGGAAGGAACTAAATTAATGAAAATCGCAAGGAAGGTGTTAAGAAGCTTATTTGTTTTAATGTGCTTTATGTTAATTGTAACAACTCCCGGCTGCACAAAGATCGGGTCCTCTTTCTCTGATCTTGAAAAAAGTATCAAAGATGCACAGCAGGGACAGGAGTGTTGTTATTTAGAATATGGTGTGAAAGAAAAGATAAGGGGTCGCGCCAATAAGGTGTCGAGAGAGTCCACCGTAAAAGTGGTGGTTCAAACGGAAAGAGGCACCTATCGTGGAACTGGTAGCTATTTTGTTTACAAGGGTCATCATATTGTGATCACTGCTGGGCATCTTTTCGCAGAAGGGCTTCCAACTGTTTTGGATTCGGAAGCTCTCATAACAGCGCCTACTGAAAAAGTAGTTGGGACGCTGGCTTATTTCGATCCCTATACTGATATGGCAGTCTTTAGGGTTGCCCCCCTGGAAAGCCGCAAGCCGGCTAAGTTTGTACGCACGCCAAACTATGTGGTGGGGGATCCGGTGGTGTACTCGGGGTTTCCAGGCTCAAACAATCTGCTCACTCTTAATGGTGAGATAGCTGGAGATGGTTACGGAACCGATCTCGCCATTCAGTCATTTGCATGGGGCGGCTCGTCTGGATCGGGTGTCTTTGATGCCAAGGGTCATTTCGTTGGTGTGGTAGTCTCTATTATGGTGGGTCGAAGCCTGTTCGGATATCCAGAAAAAATTGGTTCAATTGTGTATGTGGCACCAGCCAATTTAATAGATATGGTTTATTTGAGACAAAATTTAGATAAATTGGAGGCGACAATGAATGACGGTTTTTAGAAATGTTTTGTTAATAGTTTTCTCGGTTCTTTTGATGAGTTGTGATAATGGAATCGATTATGTCGTCCACGGTGGAGAAGGAGAGGTAGAGACAGAAACAATTATCAAATACATTGTCACGGAACCAGAGGCAGATATTTGGATTGATTCATTCATACAGATTGAGGCATATGAGGCGATAGATATTGTATGGGTCATCGATGGTTCCTGCTCGATGATGTCACACCAGACTCGATTACTCGCCGGAATCGAACACATGATGAACAATCTCCCCCCCGATGTAAATTGGAGGCTCAAAATGATAACCGCCGGTGACGGTTCCTATGTTACACAGCCTACAACTTTTCCACTGACAAGGGGTGATGACATCGCAGATGCCATGAATATGTATAATCAGTTGCCCAATGACGGACAAGAGAAGGGTTTCGATGCTATAAAGAATTATGTAACACTTGATGTATATGCTAAAACTTGGATGCGCAGCGATGCCGCACTATTAGTGGTCTTCGTCACTGATGAGAGAGAGCAAAGCCCTATGACAACAACAGACTTTATTAACTGGTATGCTTGGCTCAGGCCATCTGTTTATTTGTCATTTATCGGAAATGTGGACACGGAAGATTCGATTTGTCCTTACAAAACAAATTATTCCACCATTGGAAGAAAATATATGGATGCGGTAAGTCACTTTTCAGGTACTATAATTGATATCTGTGAGACTGATTGGTCAGCCGGTGTCGATGATGCAACTCAAAACATTGAGCCGATTGTGGAGTGGGAACTGACCCATGTGCCCTATGTTGATACACTGGTGGTCTTTGAAGATAATGCCCCGATGGACAGTAGCAAGTGGACATACAGTGCGGTGGACAATATGATTGAGTTTTCGACAACTCCACCAGAAAATTCTTTGATAGAAATTGGGTATGCTATCAAATTTTATAAATTAAACCCTTAACAGACTAATTATAGTTGAGGTACAAAACAAATGTTATTCAAGATGATAGATGCTATTTTGCGGTTGGTGGGGTATACACGCACGAGCGAGGTTAATCTTTTAAAGTTTCAGAAGAGGATCCTGGAAGAGCAGGTTGCTTTATTAAACGAAGAGATCAAAGCCGTTAATGACGAGAATGGATCTCTTTGGGACATGATAGATGAACTACAAGGATCCAGCAAGGTGGGCAAAGATACCGCCACCCAACTTCTAGAATCTCTCAAGGATGCTCTTGCCGATGAAATGTTAAAAGATTTCAAAGCCGTTGGCGAAGCATAGGAGCACAAACTAATGAGTGATTCTATTGAGGGAGAAATAGAGGCTTCCGGCGCCGAGGACTTGAAGCCCAAACCTCCTGCCAAGCTGGCGCCACGCGGAATAAGAACTTTCACGGTTTGTCGGCAGCACGATGAAACGGGAGTATCTGGTGAGGGAGTGGTCATCGAAGGTGTCGTTCTGGGAACTGGTCAGTGTATCGTTCATTGGCTTTATCCCACACCCCGAGGTGGTATAGCGATTTTTGATTCAATGAGCGACTTCATTAAAGTACACATTGGACCGCATCCGAGCAATAAAACAATAATAACTTATCAAGACGGGGAGCAAGATCTTTATGGAAACTAGTTATAATGAGGGGCGATTATGTATTTAGAAGAGTGGGAAGAATTTAAAAGTATTTTAAAGGAGGTTGAACCTTATCAGGAAAAGGTCCGCAATATAATAAATCCGGCCTTCAAAGAGGACACAATGTTGAATGGCGGAATTTCAAACACAGCGCCGTATACTAACAAAATTTCTGCTAAAAGTGGCAAATCAGGTCTTGGACCGATGGAGGAGGAAGTTAATCTTATTCCTGAAATTAGAGAAGATCTAAATCGTGATATTTGGAATGATGATAATAGATTAAAGCCCGAGATTGCTGACAAATTAGTAAGAATTGCCGAAGACTTTTATAAAAAACTAGAATTACCGGCACCCATTTTAAACATAACCTTAACTGGTTCTATGGCAAATTATAATTGGACTGACAAATCAGACCTAGATGTTCATATTGTTATTGACTACTCGGCGGTGGATGAAGACATCGAGCTTGTCAGAAAGTATTTGATGGAAGCAAAAATCAATTGGAATAGGAGTCATGAAATAATGATTAAGGGCCACGAGGTGGAAATATATGTTCAAAACATAGGCGAACCTCATCACTCAACGGGTGTTTATTCTATTTTAGACGAGGAGTGGGTAATTGAACCATTGCCAGTTGATTTTGAGGTTAGTGAAGATGCAGTTAGGCAAAAGACCGATGGCCTTAGAGAAACAATCAAGATGATCGAGAAACTTCAAAAAGAAGGAAAGCATGAAGAGGCATATGGAGATTCTGATAGATTAAAAGAGAAACTGAGAAAATTCAGGCAGGGTGGTCTTGAGAGCGGGGGCGAATTTTCAGTTGAAAATTTAGTTTTTAAGGCGCTGAGAAATGGAGGCGAGCTTGAAACTTTATCGAATTTAAAGCGCGAATCCTATGATGCCATTATGTCTATAAGAGAGGCCAAAGGGAAAAAATAATGAATGTCGGATCCATCTTTCAAATGCGGAGATATTGTAAGATGGAAGCCGATCTTAGATGATGTTGAATACTATTATGGATTGGTTTTAGAGAGCGAGACAACTGATGAATATGGGTATATGGAATATCCCTTTTTCTCCTATGATGATATATTCGATATGGGTTACACAACTTTCTGCACCAGGAGAATAGTTGTCTTTTCATTTCACGAACAAAAAGTAACCACCATATATCAAAGCACATTTGACGTCCCCTCCTTCCCCGAGATGGTTCACGTTTACAAGATTCCTGAAAGTGAAGATCAGTAATAAATCATACAGAAAATGACTTGACAAGGTGCCTCGCATGGTGTATAATAATATTATAAACTTGGAGCTTTCAATGTCACAAATTAACCTTCAACCCTCAGAACTCGAAATAAAACACGAGTTCGGTATCCTTATGCAGAGGTTGCAGGAAAAAATTAATATATCCCACAGTAAAAATAGGAATTATGGCCTTTCTCCCGAATTGACCTTTAAAAAAGGCCGAGTATATTGGAAATTGATAAAGGAGCAGCGCTATGAGAATCAAGCTCAGAACAGTAAAACTGTATATGCTTTTATCCGTCGAAAAGATGGCGCAATTTTACGAGCCGCAACGTGGAAACAACCTGAAACTCGTACTAAAAACCCAATTAAGGGATATATAACTGATGAATGGTCCGCCGATTATTTTACGGCATACGGAGTCGCCTATGAACCTCAAGATTGAAACACAACGATTGATAGTGCAGCTTCTAAATGAAGAATTGCGACGGGCAAATCGTCTTGCCACGAGGCTTTATCATAAAGAGATCGAGGACGCCAAAGCTAACTTTATTAAATTCACTAACTTTCCAAAATAATCCTCTTGAGGTATTCGAATATGATGAAGCCAGGACAGATCATTCAGCACTGCTGTAAATTTCTCGATAAGGAAGAAGAAGAAATGGACCGCCATTTAATTTTATCGGTGGATGAAGAATGGCTGGAAACTTATGTTTTGTTTACTAACTGGCCGGAAGGCCCACATCGTGTGGGTGAACTTCAGCAAATACTCGTTTCAACTATCGAGTCCGAAGAAGAGACAACGAACAATTTTTATTGGAAAATAGTCTCTTGACATTCTCTTGACAACTTAGTTGTTGACATGAGGCTCTTTATCCTGTATAATATGGGTATAGAAAACGGAGAAACCAAATTGTTTAGAAACTGGATAATTCAGAGCGGCGATAATGTAATCATTGATGAGTGGTGTTCATGCTGCACCCCGGAAGAAGAAGAGTGCAGCCCTCGTTTCTTCGTTATCGACGACCCGAATAACGCCGTGCATTCGCCCGGCGACCTCTATATTCGCTGCACGTGTTATGCTTCGGGCGATTCAGATTATGCAGTTGGTGAAACTTATCTAAAAAGAACCGTGGATCTAAAGGTATTATAGTGCAGTTTAAGCCTGGACAAATGTTAAAAATTGTCGGTGCCGAAGGATCGGGTGAGTGGGGTGTGTTCATAGTGTTGGAAAATATGCCTGATAATGGAATTAAACTTTGGACCGTTTCTGCGCCCAAAGCATGGTCAAACACCCTTTCAAGACAGACATTTATTTTCGAACCCCAACTATGGCTCGATCGACATGGCGGTGAATACATTGAAATATTAAGTGAAGAGACGGCATCACTCAATGAAGCCCCCAAGGGAAAACAACGAAATGAAGTTTAAAGTAGGAGATTTAGTAAAGCATAAAGTTGCCGGTTGGATCGGTCATATTTTGGATATGACCGAGAGGGATATTACCATCCGAGTTATGTACGAACCAAGGGGAACAATCTGGCCAGTGATTTTATTGTTCCCTTCACAACTGGAATTGCTGGAAAAAGTATTATGAAAAGACATTACAAACCAATCAAACATGAAGGAAAACATGATCAAAACTTGTAAACATTGTGGAATTGAATTTAACTTATACTCACGTCAGAAAAAACTGGTCGGAGGTTATATAAATGAGTGTCCAGACTGCGTTGAGGAATTGGGTGGTGACCAGTCAGAGCCTAGACATTTCGGTGTCACTGGTTCCTGTGGCTCTGTGAATATCCGACGATTCGATAGTGAGGAAGATAGAAAACAATTTCAAAAAGATTATGAATCTACCAAAACAATTAAGGATTTCTTATAATGTCGATGCTCGAAGAACTTCAGGGCTACCCTCTCCCAGATCCCTCTTTCCAATGGAGGGACGAGGCAGAAATTTATACTTTGGAGCAGTCTGATTCGTCTTGGGTTTTGTACTGCGACGGCATGTCAGTTCGCGATAACTTTGGATATCCCATCATTTTCGAGACTAGCTGGGATGCAAAAAAGTATGCGAAGGAGATTTTAGGGCACGAAGATGTGGTCTTGACATTCTCTTGACAACTTTTCTCTTGACCTGACCTAAAATATCGTGTATAATATAGATACATTTCAACCAAAGGAGCATTTTCAAATGCCTTATCGTGACGAACCATCCCTTAAAGACCTTTACACTATTTCTTCTGAGGAATACTACGAAGAAAACTATGATTTTGGCGGGTCATATGATCCAATGCCTCTCGATATGGAGGAAGAATGCCCACAATGGATGCAGGAGCAAATTGATGAAGAAATCCCCTTTTAAAAATGGAGATACTGTTACTCTGACCTTTCGTAGAAAGGACAGAAAGGCATCGTCACGCACTCGCAATAGAATAAGGGAACACGGGCCGGAATTCGTGGTGAGACAATCACCACGGGCCTTTAGGGGTGCGGGAGAGCTTGAAAATCGCCTGTGTGTTATGTTAGAGCCGGTCCCAAATCCAAACGAGTGGGCCGGTTGGTTGCCACTGGATGAAATAGAGATTATAAATGTCGTTTAAATTTAAAACAGGACAAATCATTGACATGGAAAAACGCTCGCTGCTCGGCCGCCGCGTGTATCGGTATATCATTCTAGGCCCAGGCGAGAACCGGGGTTTCTCCTTGGTTTATTGCATGCACTCACCGCGAGATCATGATGTAGGGCAAACCTTCTCTATGAATAATTTTGTTCTAAACGCCGCAGGAGTCGCTGTTGATGGAATTTGAAGTTGGCCAAGCTGTTGAGGAATTTTATTCCGATAGTCATAAGTGGGTTTCCACCTACCTTATCCTTCAAGTGGATTATGTGGGAAGGGTAGTCGAGGCGCTGTGCCTGGGAGAATCGGAAGATCACGGCTACACTGGCGGACATATTGTGAAATTCCCCTTTACTGTTTTCACGGATCCGCCCGAGAGTTATTGGAAAGTAAATGAAAAATCAGTTTAAACCTGGGCAAATCATTAACGAGTATTGTGTATGGAAAACTGACAGATTGTTTTCGTCTTATTTAATAATTGATGAAGGCGGTTATCAAAATATGCACTGGAAATGTTTGTGTATATATAACGACTGTGCCGATATCAGGGAAAAGCCAGGAGAAACGCGCTTTATCAAAAAAGAGTGGCTGGCAAATCAGTCCAGCGCGAAGCAGCGCAACTGGCCATCTTTCTGGAAAATTGAAAATGAAGTTTGAAACAGGACAAATCGTTGTGCAATCTATGAATGGCATCCAGGGAATTGTTTTGGAACACAAGACTACACCTCACAATTCGTATTACAATAAGGTAATTATCTACTGTACTTTCGCTCCTCACAATTCATCATTGGTTGGACAAGCCCTGGAGCTTAGCGCCTTTGGGCTAAAGGTTAAAGATGAAAAATCAGTTTAAACCTGGGGATTTGATTGGGAACGCCCCAAATGGATACCATCCCGATGAGCCACTGCCTCCACAACTCATGGCGAGTGGCGATTTCCGAGGTATAATCTTGGATATCAATAGTATCGGAGACGGCGGCTTTCGTCAGTGGTGCATAACGCTGCTTATCACGCTGAATCTAAATTACAATGAGTATTTTCAGAAAGAATACCCCGTTAATACAGTTAAAACCTTAACAATCAACGACCTTTCAAAATGGAGAAAGATAATAAATGTTTGAAGCAATTTACATCAACCGAGATCAGGCTTTTGAATTCGATAATGGGCAGGATCTCTATTTTGGTCCGGTTGGAACTTGGTTTTCAGTCCGCGCCGATGCTCTCCTGAGATCCCGTCCTGGCGGATACGACAAGACTCACACTGAAATACTAAAATCATATGGTACAGAAAATATCCTGCTTGTACGCACACAATCCTGCGGTCCAGGCTGGTATCAAATTCACCCGAACGAAAGATAGATTATAAACTATTTATAAAGTTGTTGACATTCTCTTGACAACTTTTTTATTGACTCCAACTGAAAAACCCTGTATAATGTATATACATTCAACGGAGATCCTCTCACATGCCCGCACAACTTGAACGAATTGAAAAACTCCTCGAAAATCAGGACTTGTCAGCTTCTAACCGCTCTTTCGCGGAGTCGTTGAGGAATAGCCACAAAAAGTGGAAATCTCTCACTTTTGCTCAGTGGTCTGCATTCGAGAGGATGGAAGCCCGCTATGACCCTGCCGTCATTAACGCTCGAAAAGAGTGGACCAATGCCTGGAATAACGAAAAGGCTAAGAACCTTCGCATTGCTGCTGAGTATTACCTTCAAAATCCGCCTTATTTCGGTGACATCGCCGCGAAGATTGTTTCGGACGAAACTTATGTTCCGTCTGCTAAGCTTTATCGCAAGATGGTCGAAAACAAGTACGTTCAAAAGGTGCTTACAACCCGTGCTTCCGAGCCTGCCTTTGAAGTCGGCTCGCTGGTAAAGGTTCGCAAAACCAGTAGAAATCACCGTCTGAGAGATCGGATCGCTATGGTTGTCGATAATAACGGAGTAGTCAAGACATCAGCTAAGGGAGGAAAAACCTACACTATCCTTCCTTTCGGTGAAGCGAACACGATCCAGATCGAAGAACGTTGGCTCAAAAGACACCGAGGATAAAGATGCTTGAACCTGTACAATTGAAGGCCGGGGATGTTATCTCTCAAGTCCACGGCGAAAAGGAAGTTTTAAGGGTAGCTTTAACGAAGGCCGACGAGGAGATTTTGGAGGGTTACATTTTGCTCAGCGATTACGAAACCTGGGGGCAGGAAAACATAGGGGAAACCTTCCGAATGACGACGGATTATTTTTCAGCATGGTCGAATAATAAAACTGCCTTTGTTTATTGGAGGGTAGTGTGAAAACACAGATTTAAACTTGAATATGGCCAAGTGGGGCCAATTAACAAAAAACCCAGCCCGTTGCTGTATAGGGCTGGCTCTCGATTCTAAGGGTTGAAGGTTGCTTATCGTGGATGCGGTACATAAAGGGCTTTCTATCTCCATTATCGAGGGGGCTACCATGAGAGTGTCAACAACAGATTTATGCAGATAGGAAGTCGGCTATCCGAGAAAAACGACACCGGCCCCACTTGGTCATCATCTATTTACCAGTTTGAAACTTTATAAAATCTCTTGACATTTTCTTTACAATTTAGTTATTGACTTGAACCGAAATATCCTGTATAATATAGGTACAAATTAGGAGTTCCCAGTATGTCTATTCGCCGTCCAAATTCTGCCCATAAAAGAACCGTCCGTTGCTCATTTTGCTATGAGAGAGGACATAACAAGTCATCCTGTCCAAAATACGCCGCGAAAATAGAGGATTTTCGTACTAAATACGGTGATGACCATTATGATGTCCGCCGCTTTGACGCGAAGAAAGCCAGAAGACACGCGAAGGCCAAGGATCGCAAGTGCTCATATTGCGACGGGAAAGGCCACAATCGCGCGACCTGTCCTGAACTACTCAGCCACATTCGCGAAAGTCAGGCTAAAACCGCCTCTTTCCGCAAGTCGATGCTCGCGCGAATGAAGGCGCTGGGAATTGGTGTTGGGACTGTTTTGTCAACGGATAGGTTTATGGGTCGCACCAATAAGGATGATTATGAATCTGCGCGCTATCGCATCCCGCACGTTATTACACTTATAAACTGGGATAATATCAATCACTTTAATCGAGAATACTCTTATTTTGATGGCAATGCCCCGTGGGTTTCCAAGCCTTTATGCGAGATCTCGGCACGTTGGAATAGTGAACCGGGCTGGCCCTGGGACGCCGAAATTGTGAAGTTACTTATGGGAGAAGCAAATGCGACAGAATGGATTGAAGGAACCCACTGGCGATTCGATCGAAGGATGCAATATTTTTGTGATGTAGAATGCCCGGTACCAACCCCACAGCCGCCCCACAAGTGGCTTCTCGGGGGAGATCTAAAGTATTGGAAAGGGATTTATAAGAAAACAAAATCCTATTCAGGGGCTTTGTAAGCCTCTTTTCACCCTTGACATTCTCTTGACAACTTTCTTATTGACCTAAGCCAAAATATCGTGTATAATGTATACATAACTTGAACCTCTTCCCTACTTATCACTGGAGCCTAAAATGTCCGTCGCCATCACATTCTCAAACCTCTCTTCAATGATCCCGGCCCTTTTATCGGGTGACGAAAACAACCTTTATTCCGTTCTTATCCGTGGTCGCCACGGTATCGGCAAATCGTGGATTGCATACCAGACCGCCGCTGGCCTGACGTGGGATAAGAAGGCCAAAACTACGCGCCCGATTAAGAAGGGCGAAACTCCTCTTCCGGTAGAAGAGCAGCGCGCATCACAGATGACTGAGGGCGATCTGCTGGGTTTGCCGAGTCCAGAGATGGTTAAGATCAATGGCGAGCTTGCGGCCAACCTGCGCCCATTTGCTTGGCTTATAAGGGCATGCACGGAGCCGGTTGTGCTTTTCCTCGATGAGATCGATCGAGGCACCACCGAGGTACGTCAGGGATTTTTCCAGCTTGGCGATAGCCGTCAAATCAACGGCTGGAAATTGCACCCTGGAACCGTTGTTTTCGGTGCAGTCAACGGCGGCGTTCACGCAGCCCAGTATCAGGTCGCCGATATGGATCCCGCAGAACTTGATCGCTGGGTTACTTTCGATGTCGAACCTTCTATTGAAGATTGGCTTAACTGGGGCAAAACCGAGGTTCATCCTATCGTATGGGACTTTATTAATCAGAATCACGATCATCTGGAGCACAAAGGCGAATTTGAGCCGGGTACCGTATACCCATCACGCCGATCGTGGCACCGCTTGAGTAACACACTCGCTAAGGTCGATATGCTCGACGACGAAAACGCCGATTTAGGCTTGCTTTTCAACCTGAGTCATGGATTTGTCGGCTTTGAAGCTGCGGTTTGCTTCCGCGACTTCGTTGAGAATTTCGAGCGTCAAGTAACCGTTGAGGATATCTTAGATGATGGCAAGATCGAGAAAACCAAAGATTTTGGCCTAGTTGATCATGTCGCTTTAATTGAGAAAATGGCAGCACGCGCCGTATTCGCTGCTAAAATTGAGGATCCCCGAATGATCAATTTAGTCGCCTACTTTGATGCACTCCCGGCTGAGGCTCGAATGAAGTTATTCACAACTTTAACTGAGGACAATAACCAGATCTCAGCGGACAACGGCTCCACATTCCACAGAGAATTAGCTAGACAGGGCAAGGTTGGAGCATTTATTAAGCTTCTCGGTGGGAAGTAAAACACAGGTTGAAGGGGGCTTTTTCGCCCCCTTCGGCCTCTTGACATTCTTTTGACAATTGTTTTATAGACAAGTGCACTAAGATCGTGTATAATATATATATAAATCGGAGCTTCCTACATGACAACTATCGCCACAAAACCCGCTACTGAGGTTCTACCTTTTAATCTCGATGAACACATTGTTGATCTTTTGAGAGATGAACCCTTTTTTGCCGCTTTATCCCGTCGTATGGATAAGGTACCTTCAACCCGGATCCCTACCGCTGGCGTGTGCTTAAATGAGGAACGATGCCGGTTTGAACTGGTTTATAACCCGATCTTCATGGGATCGATCCTTGCACGCGATAGGAAATTCGTTAAGGGTATTTTGCTCCATGAATTTTATCACATTGTGCTTTTGCATGTCACTACTCGCTTGCCAGATGGTAAAATGTCTAAAAAGTGGAATATTGCAACCGATTTAGCGATTAATAGCGATCTTTCAATCTTTGATCACGCCGAGACATCTACAGGCTGGAAAATGGTTAGTACAATATTGCCCGAAGAAGCACTGTTTCCGACCGTAGGCCCATTTGCAGAGTTTCCACCGGGATTATCGGCCGAGGAGTATCTTGAAATGCTGCCCGAGGGCGACGACGAAGGCGACGAAGGCGACGAAGGCGGCGAAGGCGAAGGCTCCGGCGCTGGGAAGGGAAAAGGGCAGAAAGAAAGTGATGAATCCGACGAAGGTGAGGAGGGAAGTGAGGGATCTGGCGATAGTGACGGTCCCTCCTCACCTTCCGAGGGTCACGGTGACCATTCCAATTGGGGCGACTCTGACGGTACAGATGAAAAACGTAAGATTGCGGAAGAGCGCCTAAAGGAAAATATTAAAGAGTCTTTCGTTGAGTCGCAATCTAAGGGGTTCGGATCTGTATCGGCTGGCATGCGCCGACAAATTAAAGAAGCGATCACACCTAAAGTCAATTGGCGTTCTATCCTTCGTTCATTCGTCAAGGCTTCTCAAAGAGCGGATAGAACCTCGACAATTAAGAAATTAAATCGCCGCTATGCCTATATCCATCCGGGCCGCAAAGCAAAGCGCCAAGCGAAAATAGCGGTTTCAATTGATCAATCGGGCAGTGTGTCCGATCAAATGCTTGTCGCATTTTACGCCGAGCTTGAAAAGCTTTCTCAGCTTGCTGAATTCACGGTAATCCCCTTTGATACCGAGGTTGCCGAGGATCATGTTCACGTCTGGAAAAAAGGTGAGCGTCATGAGAAGGCCCGTTATAGATACGGCGGAACCTGCTTTAATTGCTGCACCAAATGGGTCAACGAACGACAGTTCGATGGTCACATTGTCCTGACTGATATGGAGGCTCCTAAGCCGGTTCCGAGCAAGTCTCAGCGTATGTGGATGACAACCAAGCGATGCGCCGAGCACCCTTATTTCAAAACCAACGAAAGAGTGATCGCAATCGATGATTAAAGAGTTTAAAACCGAGGAATTGAAGGTAGGTGATATAATATCCCTTCGCGCGGGTTTACAGCCCGCTCCTCTTGATCATTTTACAGAATGGTCCAGGCTGGCAATCTTTGAGATTACCAATAGGTTAATTAGAACCGTTATTTTGCTTGATAGGACTGATGGCTTCGCGCCCGGAACCCTTTACAATTTCCAGATAATCGACTTAGAACGGGCCTTAGAGACAGGCGCCCGTTGGAGGCTTTTGTGCGATTCAAAGTAGGCGATTTGGTACTTAATAGGCTGGAATCCGAGCAGGGCGAAGAGGTAGATTGCGAGGGGATTATCGTCCAGCACTGGCAAACGCCGAGCATGGACGGCCCTGGAACTGTCGATAACGTAGTTTTATACATAACTCTCGACCGGTCATGGCCCACACAAACGAATAAAGTAGTTACACACCGGGGTTTCAAAGAATTCCAATGGGAACTAAAACAATGAAGCCCAGGTTTATGCAGGTTGAAAGGGGATTCTCGGCTCTATCTACTACAGGATGGAGCACAAATTCAAAAGGGGCGACCTAATACAATATATCAGGACCGAAGCACTTTATCTGCTATTGGAGCAAGTGGAACTCACAGAGCTTACCACCAAATATAAGAGGAAGGGAGTCGGTTTTCGCGTGATGGTGATTTATTCAGGTAGAAGCTACACAAAGCAGAGTACAATAACAACAATTTTTATTCCTTTCACTGCACCCTATTATGTAGTTTTAAGCTCGGCTCTCGGCGCCACCCAGGAAAACCGGGCTTGAACGCCGATTTTTATTCGCCAAATTTTTTTAATCCACTAGGGACAACGATATGCTAGATTTAAAGCCAGGAATGTTAATTGAAGTCATAAGTCCGGTCCTTACCGAGGACAACCGCATATGGCACCTCCTCATATTGGAGGAAGAACCCGCACATTGGGTGACTCGCATGGTTTATAATAATACGAAAAAGCCAAAAGATTACTTTCGCATCGAGAAATTATATTTAGAAAACAGATCGAGAGCGAATCAACTTAGAATCCTATCCGAAATTTAATAAATGACAATGAAAGATATATTTTTCGATACCCCAGAGGCCAAAAGTGAATCCTCACATATATGAATATATTTTTAGTCCTGGCGATATTGTAGCTGAAAGCTGGACTTTGCCCGAGAGTGGCAATATAAAAAGAGAAGAGGTTCTCCGCGTGCTTATCATTGATAAGCGAGATAGATGGTGCGATATGAACGATATCTATTATGTAGAATACCAAACAAGGGTAGTTTTTGCGCATCCCGATCGGCTTCCGCTCCATCCAGAAGGAAGGGACTTTAAACCCGGTGATACCTGGGTTTTGACGTCTTGGGAAGAGGATAATGTGAAGAAATGGAATAATGACTGGCGATCGTGGGAAGTCCTGCTTGAATCGGGCTTATCGTGGGAAGGAGAGTAAAAGTGGGCGTTTGCACCGCGACAATGGGATACTTTGTCCTATTTCTCTATTTTTCATCGATGGTGACCGCCGTGATTGTCCTCTTGGGAAGGTGGAAATGACGACTTTACAAGCCCTTGACATAATAAAGATGTACAATAAGCCGCTTACGCGGTATAATATGTATATGAAATCGAGCACTTCACCACTTTTTACCCTTCCCGCGCGCTTCCTGCTCGTCTGCGCGATTATGGAGTTTATAACTTGCTTTCTAAGTCAAACCAAAAATATTGGAGGATTCACCGCCGATGACATTCAGTTTGGCGCGTTATGTTTGGAAGTCGCGCACCCATCCCGCAAAAGCCCCTTTAACCTTGCTTTTCACCAAAGCTATCACTTTCAGTCAGAGAGCATTATGTCTTTAAAAACCGACAAATCCACACCCCTTGAGGCGGCGAATAGCGCCGCTTCATCCTTCGCTATTAACCTGCTCCTTAACACGGCTATCACCGAGACTCTCAAGACCATCGAAAAAATGCGCTTAGAAGGCCAGGAATTGCTCGGCGAGTTCAAGGCGAGTGAGGGTCCAGCGAAAGAGAAGGTTAAAACTGCCATATCGCTGAACATTCAAGACCGCAAATTCCTGCTAAAAGCTATTTTTACGAACCCTATCGAAAAGGATGTTTAAACCATGAATATCATCAATTACAAAGCAAATCAAACTATAGTCGAGGCCCGAGACGATCAGGGAAAACCCAGTTTCACGGCCCTTTTATCATATGGCGTACCACAATGCGTTATCCTCCATAAGGAAGGTTTAAACCTGATTAACACAAAGCGGTATTCGAATACCACTTCAAAGCACCGCAACGCATACGCGCGCGATATGATGCCTTCTAACTTCACAACCATCGACGCCACTCCCGAAGAGATTCAGGAAATAACTGGCTTGCAAACCCGATAATCCGAGGCTCCAAATGAATAAATTAAATAACAGAAACCAGCCGGGCGATTCATCGCTTTCAACCGTCATAACGAGGGATGAAGCCATTATCCGGTTTGAAACAGAGCTATTGCCTCTTATTATCGAGGAATTTGAGCAGGATGGAGTACCTGATATTCCCGCTCGATCCGAGGCTTTCAACAACTGGACCGATGCTCTATGTAAGGACGGCGAGATCAGCGAGTGGCAATATAATAACTGGACGCACCCAGACTCTTGTGAGTATTAAATGAGTTCAAACCTTCTATATCCAGAGGTCGGTGATATTGTGCTTTGTACCCATAAAAATATCAAAGAGGTGGGAAAGTTCATTGTCCTCCAAAAGAAGGTTTATACCAGTGATATCGTCTATGCTTGCATGTGCCTATGGTTTGATAATTTCTATAATGCCATTGATGCCGAAAATGCAGGGGAAACCTTTACTATCACCCATAAGGAGATGACTTTAATATCGGCCTTGGATGAGTATCGGTTCTCCCTTGATTATCGGCCAGAGGAGGGATAAATGAGTTTGAAAGTCAAAGATATCAAAGTCGGTGATATGCTAGTTTGCACCACCTCTTCCGAGGCTGCCGTCGAACCCGGCGTTGTAATTGGCAAATTCCTCGTTCTAGCAAAAGAAAGGTCCGAGGCCAACAATAATAAAAATGATGATAATACAGTTCTAACCTTACATATCATGTATAGGAACCACGAAGGTTCCAAACATGGCCATAAGCAAGGTTCAAACTTCAATATCGCCTTAGAGTATTTCAACCATGAAGTATACAGGTGGAAACTTGATTATCGTCCAGAGGAGGGATAGATGAGTTTCAACCTTGAGGATGCCGCGCCCGGTGATATACTAGTTTTGACCTCCAATTGGTCGAACCATTCGCTGAAAGTCGGCGAGCTACTTGGTAAATTCATCGTTGTCTCAAAAGAAAGGTCCGAGGCCAACAATAATAATAATCCTCATTCCAAAGGTTTAACCTTGCATATCATCCAGGCCAAAGAGAGTTATCCTCCCCTGAGTAATAACATAGGAAGAAACTGCTCTTTCAGCTTTGATCAGATGGATGTCCCAATATTGACTTGGAAACTTGATTATCGTCCATAGGGGGAAAGAAATGGTTCAAAGTGGGTTATCGTGGGGGGACATCTGACCCATAGGAATGGTAGTTTAAAGCCTGCATATGGCTGTTCCCTTATAGGCAAGGGAGAAAGCGGGGAATCATGCTTTGTATTTAGCCCCTTCTAACTAGTAAATCAACCCCTATATTATCAACAATATTATCCCCTTGCAACCCCCACAATGCCCCGTGATGCCCATATGAATGTGATCCCCCTCTATAGCGAAGGGTGAACCACACATATCGCGGACACACTTAAAATAAACCTATGCCCTTGATAAGTCAGCTTTATGCTGGCTTTTTTTTTGTCAAGCATTATTATAACGAATTGATACAATGTTGACAATAAAGTGCTTGACAAGGGAAAAGCCAGCATCAAGCTGGCTTATAGAGAATTGATATAAACTTGACAACTTTGTGCTTGACAGGGGAAAGCCGGGGTTTAAACTTATATATAAGTTACCAGCCCATATTGAAAGGGGGATCGCCCTAAGAGAAGTTTATAACTGACCTTTCGTTTGTCAAGTATTATTATGACGAATTGACATAAGATTGACATTAATTTGCTTGACAGACGAAAGGTCAGTTATAAACTTGGCTATGACGAATTGACATTCAATTGACATTCTCTTGACAACTTAGTGCTTGACAGGCTACTAATTACTTTGTAACTCCCTTATGGCGAATTGACATGCATTTGACACAAATCGCTTGACACAAATTAATAAGTTACAACCTGACATATCGACGATCCCAACTGATTTGTCAGGTTTAAAGGGGCATATGGGGGGGGTCCCCCCCTCCCCCCACCGGCCGGAAAGTACCTTCCTAACTGGGATATGGGCCGCCCCGCGCTGATACACCCGCGAGAGAGCGATTCAAAAATTTCCCAGAATAAAAAAACACAGATATGCGATCCCTAAGAACTATTTATAAGCAAGAGGATCAAGAAGTATGAGTGGATTAGTGACAAAAGAAGAATTAAAAGAGCAATATAGTGCCCCAAAAGAAGAAGGCTTTGAAACCAAAGAAGAGTATTTAAACGCCAAGATTGCCTGGGTCGCATCGAACCCGGATGAATACCAAGAAATCCTAAATGCGTCAAGCGCAGATGAACTATTAATGCATGAAAAGAAAAGAGGATCCAAATCATGAAAATCACGAAAAACCAGCTAAGAAAAATTATCAAAGAAGAAGTTCAAAAGGTTTTTGAAATAGACGCTTCTGGCAGAGGTGCTTGGGATCCCGTAAATGTCAAAAAAAGAGAAAAAGAAGTTCATCGACTTGGAAGAAATAAGATCGCACAATTGCGGCGTGATGCAGAAAAAGACCAAGAGGACCGCGCCAAATCTCCAAGGTTTGGTAAAAAAAATAATAAAAAAAATAATCCTTCCAAGGAAGAGGAGCCATCACCCATTAGCGAGGATGATGTTGGCGAACCCATCTATTCCCGCCATCATGGAGGGGAGGATGATTTGGATAGTCTAGATGTCATATTTGACCTAGCACAACAGATGGCTCTTTTCACCAGGATGATACCAAGCGATCCTTTAAGAAATCAGCTTCAAGAGCTTATACAGAGCATTATCGATAAGCTCGGGGGAGAGCAGGGAGAGTGACCTTTGAAAATCAATGCAACAGCTAGCGATGAATTTGATGCGAACCTCAATAAAATCCTCCAGAATAAAACTTGATAAAACTTGACAGAATTCGAGTTCTATGGTATAATAAAGTATGAAGAGATGCTTTGAGTGCGACAAGACCGAAGATAATATTGAGATACATGATCACCATGTTGTCCCAAAAAGCCGTGGTGGAACGAAGACAATACCCCTTTGCTATGTGTGCCATGCATTGGTGCATGATAAGAGGGCAGTATCTAGTAGATATTTGATAAGGCAGGCACATAAAGAAAGAAGAAGTAAGGGCCTTGTCTGCGGCCACCCTCCTTACGGCTTCAGTCGTGGGGAAAAGGATGAACTTGTTGTGAACCCAGAGGAGCAAGCCATCTGGACTTATGTTGAGGAACTACGAAGCACACCACTAGGAAAAAAGAAAAAGCACCCGTGGCGAGCAATTGCCGAGAAACTAAACGAGCAAGGATTCAAAAACCGCTCTGGTCGTGAGTGGAAACTTCACAATCTGTTCGTAATCAACAAAACCAAAAACAAAAACTTGACAGAATTCGAGTTCTATGGTATAATGGAAGAATAGAATAGAATAGAATAGAGCATGAAATGAGGCTTTTAAAATTTAAAAACTCAAAACCTCAAAAGTTTAAAGCCTTGAGCACGGAAAAAATTTCCGTCGAAAAAACAGAAGGATCAATCAAGTGGCAGCTTCATCATTACCGGTTCCGAAGGGAAGAAATTTATATCTCCCAAAGCAAGTTACTCAAGAATCAATGCATGATTTAACGAAATCAATCATTGAAATAAACGACAGCGATGATTATTTGAAAAAAATATATGCGATCCATGATTTGGTATATGTTCCCAAGCCGATCAAACTGTATATTGATTCCTATGGGGGTGCAGTTTATCAGTGCTTCGGTTTGATCGGTGTCATTGAAAAGAGCGAAACTCCTATATGGACAATTGTCACAGGTGCGGCAATGTCCTGCGGGTTCATGATTTTAATAAACGGACATAAAAGACTTGGGTACACCCATGCAACTCCGCTCTATCATCAGGTTTCAACTGGGTTTCATGGCAAAGTCCAGGATATGGAGGAGACCCTTGCCGAAACGAAGCGGCTCCAAAAGAAGATCGAAGAAATGACATGCAGGTTGACAAACATCCCAAAAAAGAAACTCAAGGAAATTTTGAAGAACAAAGTTGACTGGTTTATGGATGCAGAGGAGGCACTTCTTCTCGGTGTTATTGACGAAATCATTTGATTCTTATTCTTTTATGTCTGATTTAAACTATTTATAGAAGAAGCATTTAAATATATAGGAGGAGAATTGTGAAGAATATTGGAATAGGAATAATTCTATTAATTGGGGGGTTTGGGGTAATACTAATCAGTATGCTAGCATTCGTTTTTGGGGCAACAGTATCCCTGGCATCACAAGAGGAAAGAATTGGCAGCGCTGTAAACGGCCGAATTGTATACGAAGGCTTTTGCACAGGATGTCACCAAGCAGACGGTAAAGGAATGAATGGAATGTTGGGTGCAGATTTCACTGATAAAGAAAGAATGAAAAAATCAAACGACGAATTGCTTAAATCCATAAAATTCGGATTTAAAGGGAAGAACGGTGTGATGCCACCATGGGAAGGGACATTATCAGATAAACAAATGAAAGATGTTTTACAATATATAAGAGATGAATTTTAGGGGGAAGGTTGAAAAAAGCAGAAGAACAAGAAAAGCAAGAAGAATTGGTGAGCTTACAGAAGATAACCGAAAATACCGAAATATCAAAAATAACTTTTAATACCCCAAGATTTACACAACTTTTAAGAATGTCAGGAGCTATACTTAAAAACAGGATTTCGTTTAAAAATCCGCTCATGTTAATGCACTCAGTCACTGAGGCATGTAATGCTAAATGCCCCTATTGTGTATTTCGCCATGGAAAAGGGGGCCCTAACGAAATGTCTCTAGACGAGATTTCCTCTCTATATAAAGAGGCGGAGAAACTTTCTATGCAATATGTTCACCTCTGGGGAGGTGAGCCGCTTATTCATCCGAGAATTTCTCAAATTTTAACCCTCGCAAAAGAATCTCGACTAATAACCGGACTTGTTACGAATGGTGCCTTTTTAAGAAAGAAGGCTGATGATATAATCCCCAAGCTTGATAGACTTTATATATCCCTTGATTACCCGGGCCCTTATCATAACACTTTGAGGGAAACTCCTGGACTTTATGAAGCCACTATAGAGGGGGTTAAGTATATTCGCTCAAAATGGAAAGATCAACCAATAGTCGTTAGTTTTACATTAATGAAAGATAATGCTGATGCTATTGTTGAAATGGCCGCATTATGTAGTGAAATAGGTGCAAGGCTATATGTTAATCCGATGCGAGAAACTTCAAATTCAGATTCAGATCAAATCTCAATCCTCCAAAATAAAGAAGTTTTTGAGGTTAATAACAGTGACAGAATAATAAAGTGGACCGAACAGTCTTTGATTTGGGAGCAGCTTATACAGCTTAAAAGACAGGGTTATCCCATTCAAAACTCTATGTATTATATGAAAATGTTGGCTAAAACTGGAAAATCTCCAACCTACAAATGTCACTGGCCCAAGATTGCCATTGGAATAGAGTCTAATGGAGATATTGCAGACTGTCAAAGGTGGGGGAATCCAATTTCTAATATAAGAGAGCAATCTCTCAAGGGTATTGTTCAGCTTCCAAGAATGAAGGAACTTTACGGGGCCTGCGGTGAAGCCTGTAATGAATGTGCATCTCCAGCTAGAGTGGAGCCTTCAAAATTTTGGGATCTCCATGTCGGAATGATATTGCAAACAGTGCAGAGTATGGTTTTTGGAGCACCTGTTCCAAAGAAAGAATGAAAAAAAATAAAAAAATCAAACGACGAATTGCTTGAATTCATATCTACAATATATAAGAGGTGCATTTTAGGGAAGTTTTAACTATTTATAAGCGGGGAAAGCAAGTGAATTTAACAAAAAAACAATTAAAAAGAATTATAAAAGAGGAGCTTAATCTTCTCAATGAGCAAGAGCAAGAGCAAGCCCCAGCCAGGGCCCGCACAAATGTCAAGCGTGTGTCTAAGAAGCTAGAAAAAGTCGCTGGACTTGATGAGTTGCTCGCCGGGCTAACAAATAGACAAGATCTTATACAATTTATTTGGAGTCAGGTTCTTCAAAAAGTTAGTGGAAACATTTCAAAACAAGATATCGGCGCCGCACTTAAAGCTCTTCTTGCTCAAGTGGCTAAATCAGGATAATAAAAAAACAAATGAAAATATCAAAAGACACATTAAGAAAGATGATCATGCAAGAAATAAGAATTTCTATTGCCCAACAGGCGCCTGTCGAAGAAGAACTTGGTTCTGCTCAAACTTATGTTACAGCCAAGCCAACTTCCTATATTGCATCGCACGACGCAACGATGGGACAAATCTCTGAGGACGAGGACGAGGATGAAATAAGTGAGGGAACTACTGGAATTACCCTAACGAAGAATTGGCTAAAGACCATGGTTCAAGAAGCCATCGACGATTTACTTTTTTCAGATAAAGGTGTTGTTGAATAAAAGGGGTGGAAAATTACAATGAAAAAACATCTTAGAAATCTTATTAAAGAGGGGCTCGACGAGGCCTGCGGGATTCCCGCTGAACGTCTTCCCCTTATAATAAAAGAACCTCCAAAGAAAAAAATCATTATTAGAATTCTAAGAAAAGCGAATAATGATTCAATTTAAATTATCCCAGGGACTCCAAGACCGCGAGTTTAAAAATAAAAACCCCATTAAAGAAAAAATAGATCAAATGACTCATATTCTGCGTGAAGTGCAGAATATTAAGGATGAGCTTGACAAGTTAATTAAACCAGGAAACCTCCCTATTTCCAAAAATAATGAGAAGGAAACATGGGCCCAAGATGTTTTAGAGTTGTTGGGTGGACCTCACACAAAAAGTAATAAATTATTTGATAGGCTATTATATCTTCATAAAAATTTTCATAATCTTTTTATGCCCATGTGGGATGATATAGACGGTATAGACTCGGAATGGGAAACCAAAATAAAAAAAATGTCCGAAGATTATTGGTCGATATATAGTTTGTTAAGCATACTGAGAGATTTTGCCCAATCTCTTATAGAGAGAGATTGGGGGGCCCTTGAGGGCATTTTAGATTTCTATTACGATAATTTTGTGTTATTTAATCTTCAAAATAAGCTAGACGGGAATATGTGGGAGCGCGCCCAAAACTAGGAATAAAATAACAATAATGCTTGACATCTCTACGAAAATATGTTATATTTATAATAGAGGAAAAAATGAAAGCAAACAAATTTAAACTCTCTTATATCATTGCATTCTGGCCGGCCCTATTCTTTGTGATGATTATGTTATGTTTATCAGCCCTTTCTGGGTGTTATGGCTATGATACGGGATATTATAGTCATAAGCATAATAATCCCGAGCGGACACCAATGATCGAGGCAGTTAAGGCCTCGTGTTATTATAATTATACATACGACGACTATAAGTGGTACTTCGATGCTTGGGTTCACTACCCAAGATATGATTTCGAAGGTGTCGTAGAAGTTCATGTTGATATTTTCGATGAAGGGTATCTAGTCGATACTTTTCCCCTATATCATAATAGGGAAAAGTATTGGGAGTCACAATGGATCGAAATGGCGGAAACACACTTGTGGTGTGGAGACTACTACGAAGTCGAATTCGTTGCATATGATCACCAAGGGAATTTTGATATTTTTAGAACAACTCCTTATTATTGAATAAATTTGTATCTATAAAATTATTACTGGTTTATAAAACTCCTGAAACTATTTATTAGTGTTGGAGAAATTTGATTTTTATGAAATTAACAAGAGAACAATTATTACAGATCGTTCAAGAAGAACTCTCAAAAATTTTAAAAGAGAGTGACCCTCCATGGATTCGTAAACGAAGAGAGAAAGAAAAGGGAGGGAGAAAACAAATACCCCTGTATGTTCCTCAGTATAGAGAACCTCCCGAAGAAGAAGAAGAAGAGGAAGAAGAGGCTCGGAGGGGAACAACCTATATAAGTGGGGGTAATATTCCAAGTGGGGGCAATATTCCATCAAGTAATATCCCGGAGGGAAAAATGTTTAAACTTACAAGATCACAGTTGAAAAAAATTATAAGAGAAGAAATATCGAATATAGTTCATGAATCCGGAGAAGATTTCCTTCAAGATATAAAGTCAACCGGAGAATGGACAGATTATACCATCGCACAGTTGGAAAAGAAGAAAGCCGCACTGATGAAGAAAAAGACAAGAACGAAGCCCGAACAAGAAAAGGTTAGTCAAATTACTTTTGCGATCAATGCCAAAGAAGGGGATTATAAGAAGAAATGAAATTATCCAGAAAAAGATTAAAACAAATTATCGCTGAAGAAATTCAAAGAGTGGAAGAGATTAAAAATGATGCCGTTCAATTAGCGACAATGCAAGATCAAATGAGCCAAATCAATGGTGGTGGAGATGATCAACTGATAATAGATCTCGGTTCTATGTGCGACGAGATGATCGATCCAATCAGTAGACTTAGCGATGGGTCGATGCAGGGTGCTCTACGACTATCTCTTGATAATTTAAGGGCAATTGTTGGCGAAATCGCACAAGATTTGAAAGGTAGAAGTAGGCAGGCGGTTCAATCGCCAGAACAACATATGGGGGGTGTGCAGCCGGCACAGGCGCCACCAACGCAAGAGGAGAATAGTTAAATGTCACGATGGGGAAAACCAATAAAAAATAAGAAAAGATTCGATGCTCGTTATTTTATGAGCGAAAGAGAAGAAAGGATTGATGAGATTCATCCTGGAGATCCTGGAATTGACTCTAAAAAAAGAGATAGAAAGGAGCCTGGGGTTGATGGTGCACCATTCCCGGGTGGTTCAATTGAAGATCTTCCTCCTATTTCCGATGATATATTGCAACAAGAAAAAGAAAAAGCTCTAGCTACAAAATTGGGATTACCATGGAAGGGTACCGGTGGTCCGAACAAGATGGAACCTGGAGATTTTGATTGGGATGATGTTGTTGATGAAGTGGAGGCTGCACAGGAAAGAACTGCACGTGCCACCGAATTGGAAGAAACTTGAATGAAGCACGATGATCAGGATGATCATCAATAATAAAAAAATGAAAATTACACAATCACATTTAAAGAGACTTATTAAAGAAGAACTTCAAAAAGTTCTCCTTGAGGCGGAATATGATACAAAAGTAGCTATGGATATGGCATATCTTAACTGCGATAACGCAACAGCAGGAGAATTTTGTGGTGATTTTTTTAATAAAGAAAGGGCCGATCACTGGGTAGATCTCAGGGATGACCCAAAAGAGATAGAAAGAATAGGCCTATCCTTTCAGAAAAGAGGCTTATCTGCTGGAATGGTTGATCATTTGATGAAGATTTTAACCGTTATAAAATGCATTCGCGCTGGATCTGATCAAAATGAAACCGTCCAAAGAGAAATTAAAACTATAGTTTCTGTTATTCGGGATATAATGGGTGTTGATGGAGAAATACAGTGTCCTCCAAGTGATACAGAAGAGCCTGAAGAATTAGATCACGAAGAAAGAGCCCAAAGATATCGAGATATTGGATACGGAAGGCCTTCTAGGGATTAAGGGGGTGGTATAAATATGGATATTCCTATTCCATTACCGTGCTTACTGTTTATTTTATTTGGATTATTTACTTTTTTGGTAGTACTTTATCTAAAAGATTAATAATTACTTATGATATGATGAAAAATAGAATTCCTTTAAAAGATTACTTGACATTCATTGCCGGAGTTGGTATAATGGTATTAATGATGGCGGGATTGATTTCTCTTGCTCTCTTTGCAAATTGTTAAACTATTTATAGCAGGAGATCTCAAAGAATGATAATAACAAAGAACCAGCTACGAAGAATTATCAAAGAAGAAATTCAAAAAGAGTTGCTTAAAGAGGGCGATGAGATAATTTTGGCCCAACAAATTATTGATTCAATAATTGGCAGCATACTTGGTGCCGGTCTCGGTGCACTCATCGCACTTCCTGGTATAGCGCTGGTTGATTGGTTGGGATCTCTTGGAATAGGTCCTGCGAAATATGATCATCAACTGAGAAAACAAGACGAAGCTAAAGCTTTGGAGAAAATTAAAGATGTTGTTGCGGGCACCTTCTTGGGCTCCGAAGATTATGAAGATCCAGACTACGAAGGTCCACCTCCAGGATACACCTCAATTGCACATGAAGAGGGGGCAAGAGAGAAGATAAAAAGAGAGATTGATAGAAGGCTAGAAGAACTCAAAGCTAGTGACGAGATTGAGGAACTGCGCCAAATGTTCAGAGAAGAGACTGATTCAGAGAAATCAGGATCGGCAAAAGAAGATATAACACAAGTTTGGCCGCTGCATGCATATGATGAAAAATTGAACAATATGACCCTTAAGGGCGCCCAGGAATATCTTCAAGCGAGACAGCAAACCAAAGACTGGAACGAATAAAAATGAAGCTTACAAAAAAATATTTAAGAAAATTTATTAAAGAGGAACTGGCCAAGGTCGTAGAAGACGAAGCTCACAATCCACTGGCAGCGCGCAACACCCTAATGAGGGATCTTGGCGCAGGTGAGGCTACTCTTGGTGCAGTTGCACCTGAAGAGAGAAAATTTATCGCATTGTTAACAAAAGATCAAGTTAAGCAAGCCAAGGATTTAGCACATGATTTTGACTGGTTTGTCCAAGAATTTACACCCGAACAGCAAAAGGCTAACGGGTGGCCAATGGCCATTATCCGGCACGATTGGGAGGAGATGTAGAATGAAAATTACCAAAACACATTTAAGAAAAATTATTAAGGAAGAAGTTGTTCGTGTATGTCGCGAATACACTCTTTTGGCGGAGGGCCATGGCATTCCTGCTGATCGCTGGGACGATCGCAGTGACACGAACTATGCTCGGAAGACCTGGGTTGGCGATGAGAATGTGCTTACTGTTCTTGCACAATATCTTTTTGATATTGGATTCCATGTCCACCCGGCCATGGAAGAGTTTCACGTGATTGAAGGATTTAAAGATTTTAAAGAAGATCTAAAAGATGGCCTCGGCTCTGATCAAATGAAGGCCACCATCAAGGATATCTCCGAACTTTTCGGAGAAGTCACCATAGAAGATGTTAAGGAAGCTATCGAGTCCCTGGAAGGGGAAGAAAGAGAGAGAGACGAGATTGATGATATCGCTGACCAGTTTGGGCTCGACCCCGAGGATCCGCGCCGGCTGATGGGTCATGACTCGTCGTACTAATTTTAACGGGGGTGTCCAGGTTTCGACGTGGTAAAATAAACGAATAGTGCAGGTGGTCGACTTCAATGAATGACCTTAAACTTATTGAAATTTTGATAATTGCCAATAACAATAATCATTTCCAAGCCGTCGCTTTAGCGGCATAGCTTGCTGGGTCTTCGCTGACCTCGTTACCCAATAGCGAATAAGCAGGTGGTTCTGCCGACAGCAAAACACCCGAGTTGTTAATACTTGTAAAGCAGCGGGAATTTAACAAGCCATTTGATTGTTTAAGAAAATAATCTAAACCTGTGAACGACTTGAACTGGACATTGCTGCGGACGCGGGTTCGATTCCCGCCACCTCCACCATTTTATTCTAACATGAGGAAATAATGAAACCTTTAAAAATTGAACCGAAAGAGATCGACATAATTGTCGCCTCGTTGGGTAATTCTCTCGATACTTGGTCAAAACGAATCGAGGCCGAAGAACTTCCAGATGATTTTGATCAGGATATAGCCGAAAATCTGTTTTTTGACATACTGGCGACATATGATAAGTTTTTAACCTTTCAAAATCAAATGACTGAGGACTTGGAAGAAAAAAAGGAAGAATTACCGGAGAATGTACTTGAGTTCCCAAGGGGAAATAGATGAGTCATCCAACAATTAAGAGATGTGCCGAATCCCGGTAAAGATTGGACCAAAAAGGTTAAACAAATGTGGCAAAGTAGGCTTGGATCTAAGGTTGCAGTTCATGTTGTGTATTCAAAAGTAAATTCTGGAAGTATTCAGAAGTTTCTCGAAGGATAAACTATTTATAGACATGAAGATGTTATTCGAAAATAAAGAATTAATTTTAGAATTTAATAATAAAGATAAGTCCGCCGTTTTAAAAGACGGTGAAAAATTTACTGTGGCTTTTGAAATTGAATTAGAGACGGAACTAAACGAATACGACGACTGTGATTATGAAGATATTGAAGATATCATAATTGTGCTTCGTATGGAATTTCCAAATTTTATGAATAAATATGAAGCCAATCTTGATATTAAAGAAGATGGCTCGTTGACTTGTGGTGTTGAATTTACTATGGACCGGCCAAAATATATGACTGGTTTAAAAAATGCAATTGAATTTCTTGAATTATTTTTTAAGGATTATAAGAATCAAGATTATTTCTTTTTTAGCGAGAATACGGGACTTCATACCAACATTGGATATCTCGGTAAAGAAGGAGAGCTTGAGGGGGACTATAACTTTTTTAAAGCTCTCGCATTTTTAAATCACTCGCATGCAACATCAGGTATGGGCTTTGGATCAAGAGAATTTTCGGGTTGGGCGACAGATCTCAAAGGACCAGCAATAAAAGATATCAAGAAATTTTTGAAGAGGCTTCCCGAGAGGAGCGGCGGAATGAAATTTTTATCAAAAGAAAAATTAATGAAAATGTATTTAGAAAGAAATTTCGATGATATATCAAAAATATTAAGTGATCAAGTTGAAAAAACAGCCGGCAAAACTTGGTCAAAAAAACAGGGATTTAATATAGATAATGTTGGCGACCTAAAATATATTGAGTTTAGATATCCAGGCAACCGCGATCCAAATCTCAAAAATATGACCAAGGCACTTCTATATTATTCTTTTATTGTTAAAGCTTCGGCTGATCCAGAATTTAAAAAAAGAGATTATATAAAAGATCTTATCGGGTTTTTTAATGAGGCGATGGACGACGAAAATAATACAAGTGCAGTTAAGGCTCCCTTTTTAAAAGAATTTAATAAAGGAATGGATTTTCTTGAGAATACTAATTCGGGTTTTAGTATCTTTTCATATTTAGAGGCGGCCCTCATAGATTCTATCGATTGGCAATGGGCAAATGAGAGGACACCAGTGGATTTATTGAATGACACCAGGGAGCATGCCTCTAATATTGTGGAAAGAATTATTTATTGGGGGTTCGGAGGATTAATACATGTGCTTAAGCATAATACTTTTGCAGTATATAATGGCCTCTCTAAGGGTAAAGTCTCTCTCGATAGTTTAAAATTAAACCCAGCCGCAGTTTCGACTCATTTTAATGCATCTGCCAATGTGGAGAATAAATTAATTTCTCCAAAAGAATTTCAGAAACGATTGCCGGCAGCGCGGGTAGGCAGCGATCTTGATTTGATGCCGATATTTTCGTATCAGACTGGACGACAGCGGGATTTAACAAAAATAATGGATATAATTCTTAATAGTTCTAGTGCACTAGAAATCTCAGAAAAATTATATTCACCTTTCCCAATGAAAGACGATTCTCCTATGGGCAAAATGCTTAAAGGGTATCCACTTAAGGGCAGCACTGATAGTGGTTTTTCAAAATCTGATAAAGAGGAGTTTGAAAATGCCTGGAAAGAGGATGAAGAGCCGTGGGAGGATGAAGAGCCGTGGGAGGATGATGACTACTCGCTATGGGAGGAGGAAGAGGAAGGAGTTCTTGCGGCCACAGATGTCAATGATCCGATTTTGTCATCGATCAGCGGCTGGCCTCCCACCGAAGAGGAGATACAAAGCCTAGTTGATGCCGGAATATTGGTCCGAAAAACACCAACAAAAAAAGATAAAAAATTATCAGAACTCAAACAATATTTTAAGAAATATAAATTTTAAAAAAGGAAAGAAAATGAAGCCACTTGAATGTGCCATCAAAGAAGAAGAAGAAGAAAAGGATATAAAAGAACCAGAGCAATATCATCTAGAAAAAGCCCTTGCGAAATGCGGAGACCATTGCATGCAAGAATTTGAAGATGTATATAATATTTGGGACTGGCATAAAGGATGGGGCTAAATGAAGGTTTTTGTTTACGGAACATTAATGGATGGCGAGCCCAACAACATCTTTTTACGAAAAGATGCGACTTTTTTAGGCGAAGGGGAGACAAAGCCGCTCTATACTCTTTATGATCTTAACGCATTTCCGGCAATGGTTTTTGGTGGAGATACTTCAATAAAGGGCGAAGTATATGAAGTTTCCCAAAGTGCTCTAAGAGATTTGGATCGCTTAGAGAGCTATGATTCAAGGCACCCAGAACGTGGTCTCTATAACCGTCAGCTTATTCTTATTCAATTAAAAGATAGGGATGTGGCGGCTTTGGCATACTTTTTAGATGAGATTCCATTAACAGTTGCGGGCCATCCTCATCCAATAATTCCAAGCGGAGATTGGAGAGAGGCATTAAAAGGAGGTTATGTAGAAGATGAACCACTCATTAATAAAGAAGGGCGACAGAGGTTCTGATGTTGCCTTATGTCAAAGATCACTAACAGAAAAAGGATATCCAACAACTGTGGATTCTAATTTTGGTCCTGGGACAGAGGCCAAAGTAAAAGAATTCCAGGGAGATAATGGTTTATCCGTCGATGGAATCGTGGGCCAGAACACTTGGCGACTTCTCTTAAGGGTCATTGATTCCTGCGGCATCGAAAAGAAGCACATTGTTCACAATGGAAAGCTTATTCCAATTGGTTGGGACAAGGTTGTCTTGTGGCACGAACCAGGAGGCTTGGCTATCAAGCCGGGCCGATATTATGATAATTCTGGAAAAGCAGAAAGAAAACCAACAATGTTTGTTAATCATTGGGATGTCTGCCTTTCAGCAGAGAGTTGTACAAATATTTTGAATGATAGGGGTGTCTCGGTTCATTTCTGCCTAGATAATGACGGAACAATTTATCAGGTTCTTGATACACAACACGGTGGATGGCACTGCTCACGGGCAGCAGGGAACAAGAAAAGTATTGGAATCGAAATAAGCAATGCTTATTACCAGAAATATCAGAAGACATATGTAAAAAATGGATTTGGCGAAAGACCGATACAAACCGAGGGTTTGGTTCATGGACGAAAGCTCAATCCATTTTTGTGGTTCTACCCTCGTCAAATTGAGGCTCTCAAGGCCCTGTGGACTGCCGTGAGTGTGTCCTACGGAATTCCCTTGGTCTATCCACAAAATGATGATGGAACGCCTTGTACGACGACTCACGAGGGATGTATTAAAGGAACGTTCGAAGGTTTCTGTAATCATTACAACTTCACCGATCGGAAGATAGATTGCGCTGGATTAGATATGTCTGGGCTCATAGAAGAAGTCAGGGGTTTTCTTCCAGATGATGACTAATTATAGTCGTGAAACTCCTACTTGAAAATTGGCGACATTTCTTAAACGAAAGTGTTAACCCTGAAGAGGAATTATACTTGGGGGAAATTCAAGTAGAGGATAAGGTCATACCGGTTTTTCTTGACCCCGAAAACGGAATTGGCCAAGTGCCGTGGAATCAGAATATTAATTATGTGGGTTTTGTTGTCTATATGACGCCAAGTGAATTTTTAAGATTAAATCCATCACGCAGTTCAGGAGAAGAATCTTTTCAATCCTTGAAGGATTATATGCTGTCTCAAGAAGAACTAAAAATTGGCCCTCCATTTTTGCAGCCGCGATGGGATGAAGAATCAAATCGCTGGATAATCAAACAACATGAAGGTCGAGGTAGAATGTTGGTTTTAAATGAATATATGCCTGATGAAGAAATTCCCGTGCATGTTTTTCCCCGAGGAGGACTTAGATCGCGTCATATAACAGATGAAATGCTTTTTGCTGATATGTTGTCTGATCCTCGCGGAGACTCTGATAATGTCTTCTCGCCAACAAAAGTAATTTTAAATGGAGAAACCAGAACACAATGAAGCTCCTACTTGAAAATTGGCGGAAGTATATAATAGATGAGGTAAAAATTTCAACTGAAGACGATAAGAGGATCTTTCAGATAGACGGCGGAAGGATAACTGTCATAGAAAACAGTAAATGGGCCGGTGGCGCTCATTCGATATACGATTTTTTTGTTGATGAAAATAAAAGAGGCGAAGGTTTAGGAAAGAAATTAATCCAGATAGTGTTGGATAAATATCCGAGTAAAGAAATCTCCGCGCAAGTAAGCAGTTTAGCTTCCTTGAAGGCTTTTATGGATTCGGGTTTTAAACCCTCCGAAAAGCCCGATGCTTCTTTTGAAGAAGCAAAAGAAATTTTTGATTTCAACTCTAGTAGCCTAAATTTGAGGATTAACTATGAAACTCCTACTTGAAAATTGGCGGAAGTATTTGAATGAAGTTACCTTTTCAGATGCAAAAGAAACCCTTAATTCTAAGCGCACTTTAAAAATAATCAAAAATTATATTTATAATAGAAAACAAGAAAATCCTGACTTCCTTGAAGTAGAGTTTGAGACTCAACATCGCAACTTTAAAAATTATCTTCTTGATATTGTTCCAGATGATTTAACAGACAATCAAAAAGGCACTTCTGTTCTGTGGCTACTTAAAATGGCCAGAGAAGATAGCGACCTCGCTGCTCATCTTATTAATGGTCGTGCTATAGTTGGTCCCCGAAGCAGTCTGGAAACATTCTTCCACCATCAGCAATTTATGCCCAATCAAGATTTGATGCAAATCAAATCCCTAGACGATCTTGTCGTCATGACTCACAATGCAAAAGAAGAAATTCAAAAAGCACAAGAGAGAAAGAATTATCTTGATGCAGAACAGGGCACGGAAATTTTTAGCGGTAAAATGGAGCGCAATGAAGAAACCGGAGAATTAGAGAGGGCCCCCGGTAAGAATGGATGGTTTGTCGCGGCCCTTCACAACAAGGGCAGCGCATGCGAATTAGGAAAAGGAACAGATTGGTGTACTGCCGCCCCCGGTTTGGATTATTTTGAAGATTATTATAAACCTGATGATCCGCTATTTTATTTCGAAAACAAGAAGAATAATAAGTTTCAGTTCCACTATGGCTCGGCTCAGTTTATGGATGCGAATGACAACCGAGTTGATAAAGAAACTTTTCAAATGTTACACGATAAACTTATTGAAACCGAGGCGTGGAATAAGTATGAGAAGCTCAGAATATTTGTTTTGAACAAGATGGTGCAAATGCGCCTCGTTGATGGGTCGCCAGGGATGGAGGCGCTGATAGACGAGATGAGGGAAATTCTGAATTCTTTAGAAGATCCTTATGGCATGGCAAACTCGTTAGCAGAAATGGCAACAATGGATCATTTCAATATCCCAACATATATTTTAAGGTGGTTAGCCAGCGAAGAGTTTTATAAATATCTTGGAGTTGCTAGAAGAATTGTGAAATATCACGAGGTTGTTCCTTCAAGCATCTTAAAGGATATAGCGGAAAATTATCCGAACGAGAGAACAAGAGTAATGGCACGAGAGGCTTTAGATAAGAGAAGAAGTGACTCGGACTACGGAAATAGGATGTCAAAACTTAAATGAAACTCCTACTTGAAAATTGGCGGAAATTCTTAAAAGAAGAACAAGAGGGCGAAGGTATGCTTTTATATCACGCGACCTGTTTCCCACCAGAGTCTTTCACCGGGGGTATTGACGCCACTAGGGCAAAAGGGTTTGGTCAAGGAGCGGGTTTTTACTTTTTTACTAAAAAAGAGAATGCTATTAGCCACGGAAAGAGTCTTTTGGCGGATAAAGTCTATTCAAAGGGCGAGTCGTGCCCCGATGATGCAACCACTGCTTATATCATCGTTAGTGACGAACCGGTGACCCCAGAAACTTTTGATATCGATTATGAGGTATATGCATCAGGGTTTTCGCAGTTTATGATAGATAATATAGATTTTTTCTATAACAATATGAAAGAGTTCGGTATGGCTCCTCCCCGAATATCATCAAGAAAAACACCTGAACAATATTTGAAAGAATTTCCACATCAATTCAAAGTACCCGACGATGAGTCTGGAACAATTAGAATAGGGTATTTTGCACAGGGCAGCGATACAGATGTTTATAAAGCGGCTAGCCTATCAAAGATTGCCACTAGGCTAGCTGAACTTAAGCCCGATATGTTCAAAAATTTTGAAGAACAGTTCTTGTCAAAAGCCAGTGCCATCAAATACAATGGCAAAGAAAAAATTATTCCCTTAAGAATTGAAGATCTTGAGGGGAAGATTGTATGGAGTCGAGGATGAAACTCCTACTTGAAAATTGGCGAAGGTATATAGCAGAAGCCCACGGATTAGATACTACTTGGGATAATCTTCATATTGATGATGTTTTTAAAATTACAGGGAAAAGTTGTGATGAGGGAGACGGTAAAGAATGCAAGACGTACACCACAAAAAAACTCAAAGACTTGTTGAAAAACAAACCAATTGTTGATACATTAGATCCAAAAAGAGTAAAGTATGCTAATCCTGAGTACCCGCTAATTGTTGTAGTTAACAATGGTGAATATCAGTATATTATGGATGGAAACCATCGTTTCGCAAATGCTGTAAAAACTGGTAAAGATGTAAAAGTTAAAGAATTAGATATTGAAGAATATAATGAAATGTTTGGGGCGCAAAATGAAGCTCCTACTTGAAAATTGGCGAGAGTATATAAATGAAGACGAAGGCGCTTCTTCCCCGCTCGATCTAAAGATCGGGCCGAATCAGAGAATACTTGCACTTAGCGAACCGTGGAAGGGATTTCCATCCAATATTCAACAGAAGAAGGGACCTAAGCCAGATGGAGTTTGGTATGGCTGCGGCGACTCATGGCTTAAATGGATGGCACGAGAGATGCCGCATTGGCTTGACCGTGTAAATTATGTTTATGAGCTTGAGATATACGATGCGTTTATGAAAGTCATCACCAATGCGGAGCAGTTCAAAAGCTTTGAACATGAGTTCTGGGCCAGGGCGCCGCATCAAGAAAGGGCAGAGCACACCGGTCCAATTGATGGAATATACCATATGATTGATTGGCCACTTCTTGCAGGCATCGACTGGGATGGGATAGAAATTTGTCCATATCTTTGGGAATTTAGAATGAGCAACAGCGCGTGGTATTATCCGTGGGATGTCGCTTCGGGATGTATTTGGGATTCGGAAGCACTTATTGGTGAACCAAAATTATTATGGCAAAGAGAATCAGATGAAAGCGGAGAAGAAGAATGAAACTCCTACTTGAAAATTGGCACCAATATTTAAACGAGAGAAAAACTGATGAACTTTATTCTCGTTTAGTGGATTTTTTTGTGGATGCTTATTCTGATCCTCAAAACTTTGAATATGAATCGGAAGGGGAAAAAGAGGATTATGAGGATTCTGATTGGCTTGATCATGAAACGCTCCTGCGCCTGGGTTTTAAAAAAATAGATCCGAAGGAACTAAGAGATCATGCACTTCTTCTAGTTATACCTCGTCGACACGAGATTGTTGAAAAAGTTCGAGAAGTGGATCCAAAAGGAGAATTAATCTCACAAGATATTGATCGGGAAGGCCATTGGCTGCCCTCTATCGAGATTAAATTTGATAAAGAATCGGGTGCAATGGGGTCTTGGAATAGTGGTACCAGAGAACTGACTCTATATTTTAATAGTATTATGGACGAAGAAACATATAGACAAATTTCGGATGACGATGATATTATAAATATTATGAGATCATCAAATTATAAATCTCTTCTTCGGTATATCTTTGATCACGAACTAACACACTTTATTAATGCGACCAGGGCAGGAAATGAAGATGGGTTAATGGATAGAAATTATTGGAAAACCAAAAGGGGAAAAGAGATTTATCAATATATTAAAGATAATTTTCCTGGCCTGGAGCGGACGGAAGGCATCGCGGGAGTTGAAAAACAAATAAGATATATTAATAGCACTGAAGAAATTCAGGCGAGATTAATTCCTATTTTTAAGTTGGTTCAAAATTTTGTTAATTCTTCAGAAGAAGTTGATATAGATACCGAAACCGATGATTTAAATTTTATTAGAGATGAAATCGAAAAAGAAAAACCAGATGTTCGAAAAATAATTAAATATATGAAAAACATATATGATTTTCGACACCAGCATTATTGGGAATTAACAATAAAACCGCTTCAAAATAAAATACTTCAACGGCTTTATCAGTTTGCTTTGCATATGATCGAAGTTGAAAAATAAGAAGTTTCTTAGAAATTGAGACTATTTATAGTATGTCAACAAAGAAAACAGTCAAATTATCTCACTATGATCTGATCTTATGAAGATAATTGAAAAACGAAATGTTAAAGATGAGAAAAAAATAAAAAGGAGTAACCATGATTAACATAATTAAAGAAACTATCTTACTCATAAAGGAGTTTGTTACCCTCAAATCACCAGTGGAGGTTTATATCTTCGCCGGCGGCGTGTGGCTAACTGGTGTCGGTGTCGGTGCTCTACTAGGGTAGGGCTGTGTGACTTTTGATTCCATATAATATGATCAATCCCTTCTAAAACAAGAAGCATGCTGTGCTCAAATTTTAGAAGGGATTTTATTATAGAGGGCAAACTAAAATTTGGGATGGCCACGGCTTTTTTAAGAGAATAATAAACTCTTTCTTTCGGTCAATAAAAAACTAATTATTATATTGAGGGCTATAATATGAAAAAGTGGAAAGATTTTTTAACTGAATCTCGAAAAATTCTCAAAGAATTTAATAAAAGCGATGAAGATGCGATAATGGCAGATGAAAAAAGATTTACCATTGCATATGAAATTGAACTGGTAGCCGATGACGAACCTGACGATGATTATTATAATGATTGGGAACATAGCTCCAGGATGCAAGAGGCTATTGACGATGCCGCTCGTAGCTGGATAAGGGACTACTCCATCGAGGGAGGGTTTGATAATCAACTTGAGTCAGTGACTCCTGGGAATATTTTTAATCACGCGGGTATCGCAAATCTCGACGATGGGGACGAAATGCTAGGGTGGTTTTTCGAATTTATAAAAGGTTTAAGCGAAAATGATATGAATGTTATTATAGTATCGATCGCATATATGGGAGATGACGACGAGGACGGGCTTGAGGGAGAGTTTGATTCAATTTTTAGAAACATCTATGAGGAACCATTGAAGTTTTTACGATATCTTTTAAGATCGGGCTCGGCATCGCAAAGAGAGCTTGCCAATATTATGGGGTGGGAAGAAGAACAATTAACCTTTGATTGGGAAGCAAAAGGAGGAAAGGGATATCCACCCGGTCTCGAAGGCCTGGTATCTCCAAAAATCATTAAAAAACTTATTAATCATTTTGTTATTAACCTCGATCAAATAAATGCCGCTGGTGTGCTGCCAGAAGCGCGGAAAAATAATTCTCAAATTAATATAAAAGATTTTATTGGCAACTTTAGTTCGATCAGATGGATGAAGTTTGTTAATGGTGCAGAGGATGCTCTTCAAGATGTGATCGATGACTTGCCCACGGAAGTTAAGTCTATACTAGATGATCTTTCTTATGATCCGAACACATATGATATTTATTGGGTTGGCAAAATAATGTCCAAATATTTAGATCTTCTTGAGCGGACGTCCGAAGAATGGGTCAACGCCCAGGAGGAAGAAGCAGAAAGGAATCCGGAGAGATTTCTTGATGAATTAGGTGTTGATGAATGGCGCTATTTTGATCGGGATGAATGGATAGAAGAAGATAGGGAGGGTCGCAGAACTGGTGCATGCGAGATTGATTCTTTAACTGATGAATTGCGGGAAGCTTTTCCAAATTTTATGAATAAATATGAATCCAATCTAGATTTTAAAGAAGATGGCTCACTGACTTGTGGCATTGAATTTACCATGGATGATCCTATTTATATGACCGGCTTGGAGAATGCTTTTGAATTTCTCAGAATATTCTTCGAAGATTATGAAGATCACGGTGAAATATATTTTAGTATGACGGAGAAAACTGGGCTTCATACCAATATTGGATATATTGCCGATCAGGGTGTCCGCGATGGAGAACCTTATGTGGAACTAGCCGAAAATTATAATCTTTTTAAGGCTCTCATGTTTTTAAATGATACTTATGCAACCGAAGGGATGGGCTTTTCATCAAGACAGAACACACGCTGGACCCATGATATAAAACAACCTGCTATTGATAGGATTGCCGCTATGATAGAAGATCTTGTGAAAAATGCAGGGCCAGCAGGGCCCATACCATTTCCAGATAGAAAGATGTCGATGGTTGGGACAAAGACAAGAGGTAAGCATGGATTATTAAAAGATTTAATAGTTAAAAACTTTGATAAAATTTCTAAAGAATTGAGCGATATTGTCGCGATGACGGCAAATAGAATAGGTATTAAAAATGTGGGGTTTAACACTTATCATGTTAATAGAAGAAATTATATCGAATTTAGATATCCGGGACACGAAGAATTGACATATGATATTATGAAGAAGGCAACTTTATATTATGCTTTTCTTGTAAAGGCGGCGGCCGATCCCGAGTTCAAAAAGAAAGAATATGAAGCAGATCTTATCGGCTTTATCAATAAATTAGAGAAGAAAGCATTAACTCCAATTTCGGGTTTTGAGTTTGTAAGAAAGATGAGGAAGGGAGATATCTTTTTAAGATATGATTATACAAATTCAGCTTTTCGAACATTGCGAAATACAATAAGGAATTACTTAAAAACAATACCACTCGAAAGTTTAAATTATTCCTCAACCATGAGTGCTTCTAATGTACTAGTACAGCAGATTAGCGACGGTTTATCGGAACTAGTCAAGGGGGATTTTCATAAATATTTCTCAGACTGGAAAATTATGATTTATAATGGTTTTGACAGGGAGAAAAAAGTTGTAAATTATTTATCTCTTGTCACGGAAGGTTTTCACAATGGATTTAATGTACAGAAAGAGGAAGCCTCTTTAAAATCTTTTGAAAGAGATTTAAAAAATGGATCGATTATAACTTCCAGAATTCAACCGCCAAGTCGAGACGAGCTTATTGCGGGTCATGAAGATCTATTTCGTAAAATTTTAAAAATAGCACAAGATTCTCAAACTTCTAAGCAATTCTATGAAGGAATGGTAAAATTATCCAAAATTCCAAAGCCAGTTTTGACTGGAACAGACGATGAAGTGAAAAATAGCGAAGTGAAAAATAGCGAAGTGGAAAAGGTGATTGATCCACGCACCGGCTATCCGTATATAGAAGATCTGGATGAAAATTATTTAAAACAAAGATTTAAGAAATATAATTTTTAATTTTCATCGCACTGACAATTTTCTATACCGTCCAGAACGCGTGTGATTATTTTGTGAGTATTATATTGAATATACCATAACAAACTCATCGCCATCACTATAGCGACTGCGCTATAAAGTACTCTATATCTATCTAACATCGACCCTCTCATATATAATTAGTTTCAAATAAATTCAATTTTGGAAATTATTATGATAGTTACTTATGCACAGTAAGGGGATTGGATGCATGAGGTATATAAGTAGTTTTTTTCTTTTAGCAAGTTTAATTTTGGGGGGATCATGCGACATCCCCGAGTTTGATTCAAAAAATCCAGAATGGGGTATGGATTGTTCCCAGGCTATTGGAGACCATCCCTGTAATTTTATTCTCAAAGATCAAAATGATCGAGAGGTATCTCTTTACGATGCTTATGGAAAGATCATTATTTTAGATATTAGTGCCATGTGGTGTGGGCCCTGTCGGATGGCGGCCACCGAAGTTGAAGATCTGCAAGCGAGATATGGAGATGATATTGTTTATTTAACCTTGCTGGTCGAAGATACAAGTCGAAAAAATCCAAATGTCGCTGACGCGAAGGCGTGGGCAGATGCGTTTGGGATTGAGAGCGCTCCGGTTTTGGCCGGGAGTCGAGATTTCATAAGTTCGAGTCCCCAGAGTGGATGGCCTTTAACTTCTTTTCCTTCATTTTTTATCATTAATAAAGAGATGATATATATTAAGGAAGAGACCGGATTTCGCAGAGGGAAAATTGAGGATATTATTCTCGAAATGCTAGCAGAAGAACAGGGCTCAGAATGAGCTTAAACGGGGTATCTTGCTATTCTCAAGGGGAGAGTAAGTACTTTTATTCGATTTAAGAAAAATCGTTTCACAGGCATTTGAGGAGAGATTTTTATGACGAAAAATGGGATGTTGATTATCTGGTCTGCTATGTTTGCGGCCAATCTTTTTACACTTTTTATAGGATTACAATTAAAAAGTTTTTCTATTTGCTTACTTGGTGGAAGTATGTTATTATATAGTTTGGTGGGTATTTGTATTTTATTACCTCCTCCGGATGAAGAATGAAAGGAAATCTTATAAAGTATATTCAGAAATTTGGTGCCACCCAAAGCGAGCATGTGGGTGTTATTATTGATTATAAACCAGGATATCATATTAGACAAAGCTGGGCAGACATCAATAAAGAAATGATTAAAGAACCAATGGTTCGAATTCATTGGTTTAACAGCCCCTCTGCAACTCCCGAGACTGCCAAATATTCTCTTTTGGAATATTGGAATTTAGATGAGCAGGTAGACTTTTTTGAACCAAAAATTATAATAGAAGAATGGGGCGAATTAGATGACAATTGGTTTTTGGCTTCTCTTTTCGAAATAGATAAGAAATAGGAACATTGAAAATCTAATTATAAATAGGTTACAAAGGAGGTTTATTATGCCACTGGATAAACAACGAGATAAACTATTAGAAATGTTCGAAGAAGTTTTAGAAAGTGCCCTTGAGAGCGAAGACGGAGAGGCAGAGGATTCTCTTCCTTATCAAATGTTAAATTTTCCAGATGAGAGTAACCAGTGGGTTTTAGATCCTGTAAAAAGAAAGATGGTGATGGCAAAGCACAATACGGAAGTTGTGCAAATGTCAGCACCAGATGAAAATAATAAAGTTCTTGTAAGGGCCTCGGGAGGTAATTTTTTACTCATTCCTCTTGAATATATTCAAGATATTGGTTTTAATTAAAAAAAACAACTAATTATTGATATGAAAGACTTAACAAAAAAAGATATAAAAAACATCGTCAAAGATTCAAACGAGGAATTCTTAAAAGAATATTATCTAAATGATCAGGGAGCGGCAAATCAAGTTGTCGCTGCAAGGAAAGATAATCTTCATCGTTATGAAAGTTTTGTTCAAGGAGCTAAAAATTCTTTGGATCAGATAATCGAAAAAGCAAAAATGGATTACGGCGAGGGAATAATTCAAAAAGCAGATTTAGATTTTCTTATCGACGATCAGTGTAAAAGAGCAAGACAAGCTGTCGAGTATGTTGTAAGTTCTCTTATGGCCCTCAGAGATCAGGGAATCAAGCCCACAGAAACGAGTCCCATTTATCCGACCAGCCGTTATGAGGAATGAGCGATCAATCAAAAATAAGATGCCAGTTATTGGAGAAGATTTATTAGAACAATTTTCTGTTGGCGATCTGGTTAGCTGGAAGAGGCTTTGCGATGATAAAACTGGAATCATCTTGAAAATTTTTATAACTGAGGCATCGAGTAGACAATTCCCCTTTGCAAAGATTTATATTATGGGCGAAGATATGCGCGACAATGTATTGCTTTCAAATTTGACCAATCTTTCCAGAGTTCAAGACTAATTATAATGGAAAGGAATACCTCTATAAAATGAATACTGATGATTTTAAAAAATTACTAAGAGAGTCACTTGAGAGTGAGGGCGAGAATTTATTTAATGAGGTCGCCGCCGATGAATTTTCTGGCGGGACGGAAAAACGGGGAAAACTTTTTGTTCCAAGCGGGACGGGGGCAGAACTGGACTCCGAGAACAAGGCAAAAATATCTCTTATCAAAAAATTATTAGGTTCTAAAAGTCAAGCCGAATATAAACAAATATATAAAAAATTAATTGATATGACAGGTAAAAGTGATCAGTGGGATAATATTGAAACAGAATTAGCTCAAGAACCTCGGCCAGCGGCAAAAGAAATAGCATCGCGGATCTCCGGTTTTGGTTTCCCCGATCCAGTCCCCTTGAAAATCCGAAAAAAGTTTATTGAATTGATCGGCAGCGGATCAGAAGAGGGAGTCGCAGCGGAAGGCTGGAAACCAAAATATAAAGAGGCCATGGCCATAGTTGGTCGCTGGTATGATCAAATAAACAACACTCCCGTTGAGAGCGAATCGGACGCGGGGAACAAAATGAAGAAACTTCTTGATCTGGGGGGTAAGTTGCGAGAGCACAAGGTTATTTCGCAACATATGAAGGAAGAAAAGGATAATAAAGTTAATAAAGCAGTTGAATATTATAAAACTTTAGATAATATTTTTAAAGAAAATAATATTGAAACAATGGGTCCTGGTGCTCATGGTTTGGGATTTCCAAAGTTTGAAACGTTTTTAAAGATAGCGGCAGATTGGGATGAGAAGGGGATAAACACATCCGAAGATCTTGTTCGAGTGTTTATTACTTCGGGGGCGGCTCGTGGGATGGAGCCCGGCCGGGAGAGGATGTACAAACCGGATGATGAACTTAGAGAATTTCTTACGGAAGCGACAGAATATGATGATCAAGCGCGCGGAATGATGCAATCTTTGAATGTTGGAGATATTGCTAAAATTTTAATTAGCTACATTCAGAAGCTTGTAAAAAATAAAATTTCAAGAAGTCGCGGCTATGAGTCTGCCGAAGATGAAGCAGCATTTACAGAAAAGGGCGCTGCCAAGATTATACCCAAACTTGAAAGGGCTATTAAAAATATTCAAGATGCCTCGGGAGAATTGACTGCTGAGAATATGTCAACTCTTTTTAAATATTATATTTTTGGAAAATATTTAGGTGATCCCGAGATGATTCAAACTTTACACGACAATTCCTTTGCGGATTGGGTTATGAGTAGTATAAATTCATTAATGGCAGAAAATCAAAATATCCAACAAATATTTCAGAACGTCATCGGAGCTTTTACAAAGTTCAAACTTTATAAAGATAAGCCGGGCGCCACATTAAAAAAATTATTTGATGCTAAAAAATATAAACATCTTCAAATATTAGATACTTATTTGCTTAAAAAACCAAATACAAACCCAATCAGATTTATTCAAAAAGAAATAGATAGAACGGCTGGTGATGAGGAATCTCTTAACGAGAGTTTTTCCAGACAAGGTGTGGATGAATATTTAAAATCCTTCATGCCTTTCGCAAAAAAGAGGCTCGGATATGATGAGGATCCAGAAATTAAATTTATTTCAGATCCGGAGAATGCTCAAAAAACACTGGGGAAAACAGCACAATATGAACCAGAGAATATGATTGTTTCAATTTACATCGACGGCCGGCATCCAAAAGATGTTATGAGATCTTTATCTCATGAGCTTGTTCATCACGCACAGAACTGCGATGGTCAATTTGATCAAAATTTAGGAATGGGCGAAGGTTATGCTCAAAATGATAAACATTTGAGAAAAATGGAAGAAGATGCCTATTTACGAGGAAATATGTGTTTCCGCGATTGGGAAGATAAATATAAGCAAACAAACAGGGCTTTTGGAAATTCTTTAAATGAAAGAAGAGAGCGATTATACTATGAATTAGTAAGGAGACTTTGGTAATGGCTTTAGTTTGGAGTTGGGGTTGGGAAATTGATGCCGCTAAGGAAAAATATCAGGATGCTGGATGGAGTTGGACTCTTGGCGACACCGGCGGTTCGAGTACAAATTATGCAGATTCGGCGCAGCCATTGATTGGTTATGGGGGCGGAAGCAGGTGTTTGCGCCTTGGCTATAACGGTCAGAATATACTTTCTAGTTCTGCTGATATAGTAAGTGTAGATAATGGATGGCTCGTAGGTTATTGGAAGGCTGGTAGCGGAGCCACGAGTACCCAGCCAATAGAAACATCTATTTTATCTCTTGTAAGCGGAACCACAGAAATTATAGGATGTTCTGTTGATGATAATAAATTTCAACTTAGAATAAGTGGGTCAGAAGATTCAGAGACGAGTTTTGTTTGGTCGGTGGATCAATGGTATCGACTGGGAATTAAATTTGATACCCGAGGATCAACGTGGGGAGCAGAATTATATGTAAATAGTGTTCCCCTTTTATCTGGAACCGTTGCTGCCGCCGGCTCTATTGTTGGAAATCAAATAATTTGGGAGGGTACTGCTTATAGTTTCGGTGGCGACCGGACACACTATTTTGATCATACTTTTGTTTTTGATAGTATTTCAGATAGCGGAAACGATGCATTATATATTCAAGGGCTGAGGCCAAATGCCGATGTGCTTGATGGGGACTGGAGAAGATCAGATAATGATTCCCAGACCAATCTTTATCAAGTATTAACCGGCTCTATTGACGACCCGGCTCCTACAAATTATGCAAAACTGACCGGCTCTGCGACGAGCAACTTAGTTGTTGGGATGCAAAATACGGCCGATGTTGATCCTGGATATCTTCCCACATCAGTCAAATCGTTGCATCAAATAGCCTTTCACAGAGGGGACGGAAGTTATATTTCAGCGACCGGATCCATAAATGCAATTTGGGGCGATCCCGTTGTTATTGATGCTGAAGGGGATTTCTGTACTCTTTTCGCTACGGCTAGTTCTGGGGTTACCCCTTGGGATGTGACATCTATTAACACCGCCTTGTCGATTATGAAATCTAATTAAAGGAATTTTGAAAAATGTCTAAAATAATTTATATCACACACTGGAGGGAGTTCCATGGCAGTTAAATGGAGTTGGGCATTTGGCCCAGAAACTGGTACACAACTTAACAACGAAATGGGGTGGGTTTGTAGCACGGACGGCAACCGGGTGGAGCCGACACAGGCGTATACTTATACTTATCCTGGGAGTCCCACAACAGGGCCAAGTGCTCGATATTCCCTCCGGAGTGATCCCGATCAATGGGTTTATATTCCCAATAGTGCATGGAGTCCCGAAGGTTGGGTTGCTGTTCCTTATTATAAAACCGTCGCTGGCATTCATAGTTACGGGAGGCTGATAAATGTCTACGGAGCGCTGGAAAATAATTCTATTTGGGTTGACTTTAGAGTCACCGACGAGGTAGAGCTTTTCATCGATAGTGTCTCTCAAGGAAGTGTGGTGCTTTCTGGTATGACCAATGAGTGGAATTATTGGGCCCTTAGATATACGATGTTAGGAACCACCTGGGGGGCGACACTTTTTTTAAACGGAGTGGAAATTTTATCGGGATCAGAAACCGGTAAGGCGGCCGAGACGGGTGGGATAATTTCATGGTCGGGGCCTGGAAATGGCGACCGCGCTAACTATTATGGGCAAATAATTTGTTATGATAGTCTTTCTGATGTTGGCGCGAAGGAACCTTTTCAATATGTAACCCGAGTTAATCCAACGGTTGATACATCTGAAACTGGAGTTTGGACACCGAGTGTCGGATCAGATGAGTTTGCTGTTCTTTCTGCCTCTTATAATTCGAGCACACTCACATCAAACACGGGATCCTCTACGGGAGATAAGGTTATTTGTCAGGCGCAGAATCTGGCAACACAACTTGGAACAGTGCCAAGCACTATTCCGGGAATAACCTCTCACTGTTGGGCTTCTGGCTCTGGACAAAATGGATTTACGGCATTAAGCGATGATAATGCGACGTATGATAATGGAACAGAGATTACTCCAGACACCAACGATCCGACCTATTGTTTTTCTACTGCTCCCGACCAACCATCCAACGGAGCGGTTTGGCACGCGACAAGCTCGCTATACATAAAATATGAGGTAAGTTAAACCAATGGCCCTTTGGGACGATCTACAAAGCTATTGGCCATTAAACGGAAACGTTTACGACTATATGATGACGACTCCCGGTACGGAAGTGTCAAGTCCGACCTATAGTGCCAGCAAGCCTGGATTTGGCACCGCTCTCGACGGTTCCTCGGGGTATGCAACATTTGGGACTCCCACATATGGAACCAACAGTCTCACATTTAGCTATTGGGTGAAGCCTGCTTCCTTGTCTGGAACTTATCAGATTATCGCTGATAATCGTACCGGGTCTTACATTGGTATTTCTCTTTTTACAACTGGTGGCGGGATAAATACTGACTTTTTTCGTTGCGAGGTTTCTTCTAACGGATCCTCTTTTGCGAATGTTTACAGCACGAGCTTGCCAGCAGCCGGTACTTGGTACAATGTTGTCATTGTTATTGAAAGTTCGAATCTTCTTAAGATGTATGTTGATGGGGTACTCCAAAGTAATGTCTCTGATTCTGCTTCAATAGTTGGATTCGGATCTCTAACGAACAGTACTGCACATTTGGGGCATGGCACAACAGCAGGAGTTGCTGATTGGGCTGGATTAATTGATGATGTTGCTTGGTGGGATAGGGCACTGACAGCAGATGAGATCCTTGAAATTTATACTGCCGGGAATGCCGGGAAGCCCCTATCAGAATTAATCCCCAGAAGACAATTCCCAGATGGAGGTGCTGCGACATCTTGGATTGATATGGCTGATAATACAATGCTATATCATATGTATAATACAACTGGCGCCGATACTTCTGTTAATAGTAATACTGCCGTTGTAAGCTCGGCTACGATTATTACTGGCAAAACATTATATAGCGGATCCTCAGAGTTTACAGGAACCATTCATTTCGATGGGACCAATACCAAGGTGGATACTTTAGTAAGTGCTGGTGATGTTGGGATTAGTGGATCGTTTGCAAGAACGATTATGTCGTGGGCGAAGAGCGACTCTTGGACAGCCGGTAAGGTCATTTGGTCGATGGGAAGCAATGCTACTAGAGAGGATTTTTCTTTAGTCGCTGCCACCTCGAATCGAATTCAATTAAATACCTGGTTTGATGATTTGTTTGTAACTCCACCTTCTGTAACTGGGTGGAATCATTATGCTGTCGTTTACAGTGGTGGCGGCACTAATACGATGTCTATATATTTTAATGGAGTGTTCCTCGGATCTCAAATCCCTGGCGCGCCCCTAAATACCAGCATTTCCAATAATATTATTGTTGGCGATACAGCACACCACGGCGGATGGTCAAACTGGAATGGCGATATTCAAGAATTTGCGATTTTTGATGCTGAATTAACCTCAACTGATATTTTAAATACCTACAACGCTCAAAAGTTTCTTTTTCTTGGGACAGGCTCACAAACAGCAATAAATTTATTCGCCTCTGTTGTCCATGATGCAACTCCTCCAACGGCTGCGGGGATTAATTTATATGCATCGGTAGTTCACGATGCAACTCCTCCAACGGCTGCGGGGATTAATTTATATGCATCGGTAGTTCACGATGCAACTCCTCCAACGGCTGCGGGGATTAATTTATTTAGTTCTGTTGTTCATGATACCGGACAAATATCAGGAACTGTTGCAGATATTACTGGGACAGTTGGAAATCCCGCAACTTTTGATGGCACACCAATGGGTGTATCAACTGGTTCCATTAATTATCAATGGTCTTGGCAATCTGTTCCTAGCGGAAGCGCGATTGTGAATGCCTCCTTCCCGCTGCCAGACAGCGGATCGACAACACCAGTTAATATGTCTGGAAATGTGGGATTATGGCACTTCGATTCTGAAAGTTCATCATCAGTTCCTCTTCCGCCCACCTCATCCATAGGTCTAGTCGACTCTTGGGGTGATGGATGGCACGGATCAAATTGGGTAAGTGTACTTGTTAACTCGATTGTTGTGATAAGTAGTGCAACTTTGGGGGCTGGCGCAGGTCCGGGCTGGCATGATTATCCCGTCTCTGACGGAGACACAGTAGACATCATTTATTCTTCCCTCGGATCCGGAAGCCCACATTGGGGAAGCGAGTGTTCTTATATTCTTAATGATGGGGCTAGTGGTGCTGGTGTTAATTTTTATACTTCTCCTCTTTTTCCTACGACTCCATATTCCTATACCGCTAATGGTATAACAACTTATGCGACACCGGATAGCAGTGGTCAAGGAAATGATGCCACAATTAATGGGGCCACACAAGTTGCGGGCAGGGTGGGCTCAAATGCTTATAGCTTCGATGGTATCAACGACTACATCACCGCGCCAAGTGCTTCGAGCCTTCAAATTACCGGGAATGTCTCCATAGCTGCGTGGATAAAGGCTGACAGCTATGCCGAGTGGGAAACCATTATACAATACTCGAATCCCGGCGAGGCAGAAGCCGATAATCATCTCTATAGTCTCTTCTGGGCCAATACGGGTGGAGATATACGTTTCTTCTGGGAGTATGGCGGTGGAAGTAATGTCCAAACTGATTTTAATACCAATCTAAATACCGGGCAATGGTATCACATTGTGGTGGTCCGAAATACCTCGGAAATGAAAGCTTATTTGTATCTTGACGGTGCACTGTTTGACTCACAGACATATTCAGATAACCCAACAGGTGGAACTACTTCTCAACTATGGATAGGTACAAACGACGACACGTCGGTCTACTTCGACGGCACAATTGACGAAGTTGCCCTATGGAATAGAGTACTTTCTCCACTGGAAATAAATCAAATATATTTCTTCCAATCTGGTTCGTGTGCATCCGGGTCCGTGGGACTCGGAGAAACCTTTAGTTTTACACCAGATGTCACAGGAACATACACTATCCAACTGGAATTAGACGATTCTTTGAATTCCATGAGCGGGAATGTTAATGCTGTTATTTCTTCGGGCGTTACTCCCATAACTGGAACCGGGTCAATAGAGGGTGTTGTTTGGGAATTAACTTCCGAGACAATCGGAGCATCTGTAATTGAAGGAAATGTTTGGGAATTATCTACAGAGACAGCCGGTGAATCTCGAAATGAAGGTGTTGTTTGGGAACTTTCTGCCGAACCTCTTGACAAGCCATCATTAAATATTCCAGATATAACTGGCACTGCCGGTACTAGTTCTTGTTTTTATGCAACAGCGAGTTATACAGAAACAGGATCCATCGCATATGCTTGGGAATGGGTAAGCATCCCTGGCGGGTCATTGATTACATCTGGGAGTAGAACTGGATTCTCTGGTTCCGGAGGGGCATACAGCGAAATTCCGACCGGATCGACAGCTTGCTATCTTCCTGATGTTATTGGATCATATGTTGTTAAAGGCACTTTTTATAGTGATACTGGCAGCGGAGGGGGAAGTTTTGCCTTTGATACGGCAACTGGTGTTATATCCGACCCTCCTGCCCCTCCTGAGCCAGTTATTACCTCTTCAAACCCGAATACAAAATTAGTTGAGGCCGATGATGCCTCTTCTGGGTATGTTTTTAATACCAATAAGATTGATTTACTTTCTGTTCAAAGATCTCGGACAATAGAACAAGTTCCTTTTATTTTTGGTACAAAAAGTAAACAAACTTTAAGACTTAGAACCAATCAGGAATTTACTGGTTCAAGTTAAATTTTTTAAACTATTTATTATGTAATATTATTTTAAAAGGAGTATTATCATGGGAAAACAAAGAAGAAGGGTCGCCCGTGCGCACTTTAAGGCACTTGCGGAGGCAGCGGCAAAGGCGGCCGCAGAAAAATCTGTAGAAGATAGGGTTGTTGAAAAACCCAAACCTATAACCAAAAAGTCAGAGCAACCTAGAGCGGTTGCAATGCCTAAGAAAGCGAAAGTTTCTACAACTAAATCTACAACCAAATCTACAAC